ATAATAAAGTGTTTATAGAACAGATACTTAACAGCATTTAAAAACATTACATTACACAGGAGTGTAACTTTTTCTGTGCTTATTTTTTTATAATTACCACTTGATTAATTTAAGAAATATTTTATTTTATATAAATTATTTTATGACCAATATACAACCTGATCAAGTTAAACCAGTATCATTTTCAAGTCCTGGCTATTTAATAGTTGACTTAACGTCTGAACAATTAAAACCAATAAAAGATGAAATTAAAAAAATACAAAAAAAACTTTACTAAAGGAACACCTTTTAATAGTAAGCTTTCAGGCAATATAGAAAAAGAGTATGCATTAGAAAAAAGCTTAAAATATCAAGAAGAGTTAATATTACCATTAATATACCAATACGAGCAAATTTTTAATTATTATACACATAACAGGCAATTATTTAATTTGTATTTAGACCAAACATGGGTCAATTTTCAAAAAAAACACGAATTCAATCCATTACATGATCATAATGGCGTGTTTAGTTATGTTATATGGGTAAACATACCGTTCACAAACAAAGACGAGATAAAAGTTAAACAACAAATACCTGTTGAAAGACTACGTAGTGGTAATTTCTATTTTGTATACACGAACAGTCTCGGTCAAATCAGTTACTCAATTATACCAGCTGATAAAACATTTGAAAACAAAATGTTAATATTTCCTTCTAGAATGTTTCACACTGTTTACCCGTTTTACTCATCAAATGGTTTTAGAATATCCGTGTCAGGTAATTTTAAATTAAAAAATGTGTAAAAATATGATATAATGCATTATTTCTATTTGGAATTCAAATAAAAGTAATAGGTATTACCTATAAATAAATTTATTATTATATAAAAAATTTAAGTAAATATTTGTACTGGTGTTAACATCCAGTACAACAACCAAAGCCCCCGGGCGGCGGTTCTTAACAAACAACACATATGCAAGCAGTGATTATTGTATCATACCTTGCTGTTGGTGGTCTTGTTAGACTCGCATACGAGGACTATAAGATAGATAACAGTAAGGTAAAGTTAGAGTTCGTTGAAAGTATTAAAAAGTTTTGGGATAAGGTAGTAGTAGCTTTTAAAAAAGCTGTTGCTGCTCCATACCATTATTTATTTTAATACTATTAGTTAGAAAAACAATGCCCGGCTCGGAGTAATACCGAGCCGGGTTCTATTTGATTAATTATAATGTTAATATAAGTAACTAGTAGTAATTATCTTTACACATTACATGAATAAAACAGGAGCATTTTGGTCGTATCCAGTTATAGATAAAAAAATAAAATTATGTGTAATTGGTAATGGAACCATGGGGGCAGTTGCATTATTAAATATAGGTAGTTTAATTAAGTCTTTAAATTCTGAGTACATAGAAGTATATTGTATACATGATCCCAGTATACCACATATGAAAATAGGGGAAGGTAGTTCTGCTAGCTTGTTACCACTGTTACGTAATAGTATAGAATTTAATATCTTAAAAGATATGGATTATATAAACGCAACTGTTAAGTGGGGAGTAGTAGGTTTATGGAAAAAAGCTAGTGGGGAAAATTTTTATATTGAAACCAACTCACCTAGTCTACATATAGACAGTGAGCTTTTCAGTACACATATATTAAAAACGTTAAAAAAAATATATAAAAACGTTATAGAAGTACAAGATAAAGTTTTAAGTGTAAATCAAAACAATGTCAACGTAAATATACATTGTAGTAAAAAATTATACACTTTTGACTATGTATTTGACTGTCGCGGCACACCATCCCCGGAAGACTTAAATAATGGTGATTATTTATTCCCCGACTTTCAAGGTGTAAATTCAATTATTGCCTTTCCTGATCCTAATTTTTATAATGAGCAGTACACTTCTATACATGTACATAATAATGGTTGGATGTTTGGTATACCATTAAAACATAAAAAGACGTGGGGGTATTTATATAATAACAAAATTACAACAAAAGAAAAAGCAATTAAAAATTTTTTAAATATCAATAAAAACATAAACCCTGAACTATTAAGAACATTTTCTTGGACTCAATATTATAGAAAACGTATTGTTGATAATAGAATATTATACCTGGGTAACAGATTATTTTTATTAGACCCTACAGGGGCATTACCGATGCATTATGTGTTTGAAATAACCACACATTTTTTAACTGCGCTTTTTTCACCACACAATCAAACTTCTTTTAACATTGCCGAGCAAGTTAATAAACTTCATTTAAATCATATGCTTATAATGCAAGATTTAATTGCATTAAATTATGCTGGTAAAAATAATATTAACAGTGTGTACTGGAAAAAAACTAAAAAAGAAGCACATAACAAATTAAAGAATTCTGAATTTTTTCAAAAATGGATAAAATCTCACAATTTTACAATAGATATTAATAAAGCTGAACAAGTATATAATCGATACTGGAAGCATGAACCAGACTATATAACAAACATTATAAAAGGGTTTCAAGTTGATTTAAATGAATTGTTAGCTTAATAGTAATATGGATTTAGCATTCTTAAAAGAACAAGCACCGTTTGAATTTAATGAAATATTTGAATTAAACGTATATTTAATGTCCAGAGAAAACATTGAAGGTTATAGCGTGTTAGATCTTGGCGGTCACTTCGGATTGTTTGCATCGTACTGTAGTACATTTAATCCTAAAAGGATAGTCAGTGTAGAAGCTAATATTAATAACTTTATAAAATACCTTAATAACACGAAAGACATACCTAACGTTAAATGCATAAATGCTGCTGTATCAACTAAGCAAAATACCGTTTTAACTATTAGTGATGAACAGGGTAGTTCTATAGTAGGTAAAGGGGATCAGTTAGTTGCCTCTATTACTATTGAATCGTTGATATCTATATTTGACCCTAATGATAAGCTCGTCTTAAAAATTGATATTGAAGGTTCTGAATATGATATTTTCTACAACACACCACCTGATGTGTTTAGAAGATTTCACACAATAATGATGGAAGCTCATAATTTTCATCCTGAAACTAGAGGAGACGAAGCTGACAGACTTAAGCAGTATATTACTTCTATGGGTTTCACACCATCTACAAATTTTCATGTTTGGTCGCCAGAATATGACGAAAAATACAATGGCATGAAAGTAGCTATGATGTATAATTTTGTTAGAAATTAATTTGCCGCCATCGTCTAACGGTTAGGACACCGGGTTTTCATCTCGATAATAGGGGTTCGATTCCCCTTGGTGGTACCAAATTTGACCTTTCGTTTTTTATGTGTAAATAAAAAACATATGAGTCAATCAACATCTATAGATATAAATTACCTTTCATATGCATGTGACTCTCAAGGTACATGTGCATGGTCTTTAAGTGCTGGTAGCCCTGACATCGTACAAGTACCAACACCTGCATATAATGATGATAATGCCTTTTTACCATCTAACCCCACCAATTTTGCGAGTATATTAAAACTTGCAGATAGTGCTGTTATTACACTTCACTGCTTTGCAGTTGAACAGGGTAGAGAATGTTCTGTAGATGTTAACAATAAAGTTGTAGCTACTATTTCCGGACAGTTTGGTAATAGTGTTCCTAATACAGGAAATCAAATTTTTAGTGTAAAAGGTGGTAGTAATGTTACTATTATAGGTACATTGAGAGGTTCTGGTAATAGGTTAAATGCAGATATTCTTGTAGATAATTGGTCCGATCAAGACTACGGAGCAAGTACTGTAGACATTACAAATGCAGTTCACGAAACAGGTAGAAAACTTAACGTTGTGTATCGTATTGGTTCAAGTAAAGTTATAGGTAATTGTAATAAACTTTTATGGCCATCTATACAGTTAACTGTGTATTTTTATATTAAACTATTAGCACGCACTATATTAAGAATACCAGTAGGAACTAAAGGACCTAGCTGGCTCTAAAAATCCTATAACAAAAAAAACCGTGCAAAACCAGGGTTTTTTATAAGCAGCGTATAAATATATAGTATGAAGAAATTATTAACTATCCTCACATTGGCAGTATTAACAACAGCAGCAGTTGCACAAACTCCTGCAGTACCAACACCTATTACTGGTGTTAGCGCAAATGTTGGTTTTACTTCTAAACTTATTGATCGTGGTAATGTAGCAGGTACTGATTATGTTACTGCTAGAGTCGGTCTTGATGTATATAGCGTTGATTTTGCTATCGATACTTTCAGCCGTTATAACAGCTTAACAATAACTACTACAGTAGCTGGTAAATCAGTATCAACTGCAGACGAAGCTGGTCTTAAGCGTATCTATTACACAGCAGGTTATGTATTCACATCACCTCTTGCTAATTTAACGCTTGGTGCACAACTACGTACAGCTCAAAATGGTGAACTTATTGCTGGTGGTTTAACTAGCGACACTCTACCATTTGTAAAATTGAGTGGTGATCTATTCGGTAAAACAGTTGTATGGGATGGTACAGCTCTTGATGACTTAAAAAACCGTAGCAACAATTACGAATTCAACCTTCGCTTACCAGTAAGTTCTGGTGTTAAAGGTCTTAAAGTTGTACCTGCTATTGGTGTTGGCTTTAATGACCCAGGTGCAGCAACTATTGCAGCATTCAAAAACAATAAAAAGTATGCTACAGCTGGTATTGGTTTAGCAGCTTACGGCTTTACAGCAAATGTATTTGCACACCGCGCTGACGTTACAAACACGGCTGGTCAAGTAACAGGCTACAATGTTGGTTATTCTTATAAGTTCTAAGTTAACTTATATATAAAAAATTAAACCTCTCATTTTTGAGAGGTTTTTTTATGTTCAGAAATATGAAATTGAAGCGCTCTATTAAGCTTGTGCTGAAATTTATCTGGCGAGATGCCTGATTTTTCTTGTAATATTAGCTCTTCTTTAAGAGCTTTTAAAAATGATTTTGAAAGATTAAAATCTCTCGGATAAAACAAACGCTTTTCTTGTTTTATCATACCATAACTTTCCATTAATTCTTGAAATTTCATTGTTAATTATATTTACACAATAAACACATATGTTACAGTAAAATTCAAAAGTTGTGCTTGATTTATTTTATGTTTTACATATATTATATGTAAATAACTATAACATGAAAATAGTAACAGATCAAAAACTTCAACATTTAATAGACGAGGCTTATAATAGAGGTAGTAATGAAGCTTCTCAAAAAATGCAACACCAGTTGCGTAACGAATATTTAAGAGGTAGAACCGAAGCATCAACAGAACCTAAAAGAGAGATGCCTAGACATGATCCTACACAAGAAGTACCACCACCACCTGTACGTATTACTAACTTGGATTTAAACTTTGTATTTGATTATACAAATCCAAACTTAAACATTTTTTCTATTATACGGGTAAACGTAGATAGACCTGAAGAACATACTGTAGTTAGCTTTTTTACACAAGACAATTTAAATGATGTAAAGAGTTATGGCATCCCATGCAGAAGAGCAGACCACAACAATTTAGTAGAATGTTGGTTAGAACATACTAAGAAAATAAATGGAATTGTAGATGAAGTTGAACCTTCAGATACTGACCCTGTTGTCAGTGAAGATGCTGAATTAGAAACAACACAAGAAGAAGTAAAACCTAAGCGTTCTAGAAAAAAAACAAAAAAACAAGAAGAAGTCGCTGAAAACAACGACTAATAAAAATGCCAAAAGAAGAGTACGTTAAATTACAAGCTGTAGTTGCAGCTTTACAACAAACCGTAGAGGATGAAAACAAGATCAATGAAATTATTGATCTTTTAAGCAACAATACTGTAGCTGTTGATGAAACAGCTACTACTGTTGAAGAAGGAGTAGCTGCATCTGAAGAAACTGGTAATGATGAAGAGGGTGAACCTAAGCCTAAGCAACAGTTTGTTATTCTTGTATCTGATACTAATAAAATTATTAATAAAGATCTAGTTGGATGGGTATTACAGATTCCTGAAGATCAAGATGTAGCTACGGTTGTTGATTCTATTAAAAAGAGTTCATATAACTTTAATGCATCTAAGAAAGGTCAAAAATACCCTGTAACGTCTATTGGGCAAGCAATTGCAAATGTACCTAATAAGTTCTTTAAACCGGAAAATCTTAAAGTTAAAACTAAAGAACCGGTTTACGTACTAACAACTGATAATATTTTACCAAGAAGTTAATATGGCTGGTAAAGGCAGTAAATCACGTCCCTTTTCCGTAACTCAAGAAGAATACGGAAACAATTGGGACAATATATTTAAAAAAGATAAGAAAAGTAAAAAGACTCAGCCTGGTAAAATAAAACCAGACGGGTCATATACGGCAGGTGCTTTAATCCAACCGTCACAGTAAATGTCTTTCGGGTCGGTATGAGATAATATATCAGGTCCGAACCACACTTCCGGTGCAATAACTGTTTTGGTAGGGTGTTTAGATAAGTAAGCCCCCCACCAAGAAAACGTTGAATTAGATATTACAAAGTGTTTACATAAAGAAAGAAACCATAGTGCTTTGTACGTGGAATAAGGTACAAATATAGCATTTGGTATTTCAATATTATCTTTACACCAATATATATCATCACTCAATACAAATATAGTGTCGACTTTGGGTAATAAATCTACAGCTTTATATATATAATCCAAGCTTATTACAGGATGACTCTTAGGAAAAGTTAAGAAATCTCCACGTCTTACGTTAATAGCTGCTGTTGTACCATTAATCAATTGCGGGTATTCTCTATAAGCTTCATTGATGAATTCTTCTGTCGGACCAAATAGTTCCTTTATTTTATCTTTATAATCTATAAAGTACTTTTCACTCTCAAAATATCCTTTAAATACAGTAGGCATTATGTCATGTGGTTTGTATTCTGTATAATGATATGTAGCATGTATAGTATGTACATTTGGTTGATCTACAGGGGATTTATCCAATATGAACTGTAGTTTACGGTGTACAGTATCAAAATAATCACTTACAGAGGTGTCACTTTTTGGTAATAATAATTGTCTATTGTGTCTTAATGATTGTGCATAAGCATTAGCAATTTGAAACATTTGATTGCCTAATCTACCTATCATGTGACAGGTAACATAATTAGATGTTATATCTACACTCATTCTATTTCAAATGTTTGTATTAATTTACTATGCTTTTTAATAAAGTTTTCATCCCAATGGAAAGCATTAGGTGCCCAACCCCATGCATCTAGGTCACTTCTACTCTCTCTTTGTATTACTGCTAAAGGGTACACTATATATTTTGTAAGTTCTTTACGTTCACCTAACCACCCATCAATAGGGCAGTGAAAGAAAGGATTATATTGTAGATACATATGCATTCCTTTCTTATTATAACCAATTGCATGTGTAGTTAATATTTGATTAGCTGAAATTAAATTCTCCGAAACATGATAAATAGTTTTATCAAAAGTGTAGCACCCGAAATATATCATATCCCAGTCAGGGAATTTCTGTAATTGATCTAAAGCTTTTTCAATCAATTCTAAACCACTCACACCATCACGATCAAAAAACTGTACATCATCTTCAAATATTAAAAACCGCTCGTACCCCTTCTCATTTGCATCTTTAAATATCTTTGCATATGAAGCACCACAATAGTTATGTTTCTTTAGTTCAGACGGTTCATTACTACCATCTACGCCAGGTACTCTTTCAAAAAAACCCTCTAGACCAATTCTTTTGACTTCTTGTTCGAACTCAGCTCTTCTATCAGTACGTCGGTCCAAATTAATATAATACCCTTTTTGAAAAAACTCATTTATTTTCATTTAATATGTTGTTGCAATATTTAATAAAGTATCTCTGTTTGTCGGGTATTCTAATTTGAAAATTATGACAAGTCCCACTAGCAAACTCAGTACAATTGCCGTATGAGAAATAAGGATAACCAAAATACGCTTTATACTTCCATGTATCATCATACGGGCTTTTAGTAGGATATGCTAGCATTATCCTTACACCTCGTTTTTCATTTTCTCTAGTAAAAACCTCAGCTACATCTGCTTCTACTTCTATACCGTCAGGATTAGGATAATGTTGAAATTGAAATACCCCGTTTGTAGTTTTTTTATTGTCCCATATTTTTATATAATCATCCCATATGTTACGTGTAAAATTTAAAAAACTTGGTGCAGCAAAAGGCGGCGATTTGTACGGTGAGTGCTCTCCGGTATTGGAAGCTTGTATGTTACCGTATACAGTGTTGCCGTCTTTAATAAGATCTAATGCTCTATCAATAGCTACTCTTTCAAACGGTACACAGTCAACATCAAATATAGTTATACTACTCCAATCATGAGTACTTCTTAAGTAATCTTCTATAGCATAAGCATGGCCATTATTATCTACAGGAAATTTTACTTGCTCAAGAGGTATACTAAAATGATCAAATACTCTTTTTTGTAAAACTACAAGTTCCTCAGGTAGATCCTCTTGATAAAAACTTACAATTCTATGCATATGGTTATGTAGTGAGTTCAGTTATAAACTCAACCCACATATTACCTACCTTATTTGCGTTGAGTTTATCTAATATAAATTTTTTACCTTCAGTTTGAACTTTCTGTTTTAACTCCGGGTTATTGTCTAAGTAGTTTAACTTTTTAACGATATTATCAGTACAAGTAAACAGACCAGTCTCATCTTTAGATAAAGATTCTTTTTGCATAACTTCCGGATCTGCTCTTGCTGGAAAGTCTAGCCATGCACAGTAGCCTTCGAAGTTTTCAGGTAAAGCGCCGAGCGGATAAGTTACAGGTACTGCACCAAGTGCTATTGCTTCTGCTACCACGCATGAAAATGTGTCCTTATGTACATCTTTATAAGGTGTATAAAGAGGGTATACAAAATATTCGCTTTCTGCTATATGGGTAAAAAGCGTTTGTTTATCAACCCCGGCATGTTTATGAAAAAACGAATCTTCATGATTATGTATAGTCATTAAATAGTCAAATGCATGTAATTCTGCATCTGGCCAGTTTAAATCTCTTATAGACTGTATAGCTACGTTACCACCTCTTGCCCAAGAAGCATGAAAAACAAATTTATGTTTCTTTTTTACTGGATTGGTAGCAAGTACTTCATTAATAATGTCATCCATTATCGGGTTAGGAATAGTTTTGCTTATAGTGTTTGGTAATTGAGTGACTGTATTATCAATTACATCTTGATTCATGCTTTTTTCCCAACTAGAAATGTTAACAAAGCCTATTCTTAAATTATTAGCTTTTGCATAATCTGTAATTTCGCCTATACCGTATATCCATTGCATGTGGCACCAATAAATTATAGCTTTACTAACAGTTATAGGCAGTTTAGAGTAGTCATGAAACCATAGACTGCTTATAATAACATCAAAAGCTTTACTTTCAATGTTTGTAAAGTTAATGTCGGTATAGTATACACCTCTTACCTTTTTACCTGCATTGAAATGTACACCCTGTTTTGCATACTCTTCTTCAAGTAATGGTTCGAGTTTATCAGAAGTAACTACTACTTCGTGGCCATGTAAAGCTAATTGCTCGGCAACCACAATAGTACTAGAATCAGTTCCAGACCCCCCTCCATTGCCGTAGCGAAGGGTGTCACCGTCTAAATAGTTACTTCTTCTACTATTACCTATTAATATAAAGACAATTCTCATGGTCCTTCTTGCATTGCAAGTGTAGGTATTACTCTTTCGTATCTATTACCCCAGCCTTTATTTTTCCAGTTTGCATACATAACAATCTTATAAGGCTTATCTATACTACGAAATGCTGCTCCGTGCTCGTTGACTTTAAAATCAACATGATTAGGGTTCTTTTCTCTAGTAAAGTCTTGTCTGTATAGTTCCACGTCACTTTGAGTCAATACACCGAAAGTTAAAAATTGCACCTCATCTCCTTCTTGTTTTTCTTTCAAGAAAAACCCTATATCCCAGTCGATGTGTATTTTACGTCCTTTACTAATAAATTGCGTATTATAATCTGTAGGGTTCGGTGGTTCATTTACTTTTAATGTATAGTCTTGTATTCTACAATTTTTAAAGTCAAAACCGCCGAACTTTTCATATTCCTGTAAAGTACGGGCTGTACCTAAACCGTATATACCTAAGTCAATACCATGGTCTTCTTGACCAAATATTTGACGTGTTTTGTTACGAGCATAGACATCTCTTTCACCTGAAGTTTTACCGGTATGTTTTTCTGTACCATGATCATCCCAGTGTTTAACGCGATAACTACGTGTATATTCGTGCCAAATGTATTGACGGTAAGGACTAAAAAAATCATAACCGGTCGTCCACGCTCTTACACTCATTGTTGTTTCTTCTGTGTAGCCACCAAAATAAATGTCTGGATCGTAGGGTACTTCTTCAATAAACTTACCTGCTGCAAACATAAAATGACCACTTATAGTGCGTGCACGTATAACTCTATTACGTGTTTTGTAGTCTTGAATATACCATGGCATACTCATTAGTAACTTATCTGCACTAAACTCGTATTGAGACATTAAGCAAGGGCCAAAATCTGTAATTTCTTTTTCAGGGTCAAATGGTGTACAGTAAGTTGTAATAACTGGCTTTGGAGACATTGTTAATGCTTGCTCATAATCTTCAAGCAACATTTTATCCCAGTCTTGGGCGAAACGGTGATGAGAATCTAATTGTAGAGTGAATTCTTCTCCCTTATAAAGAGAATTGGTAATATTACGTGCCCACCCTAAGCCTTGACTTTCTGTCCATTTCTTTTTAACCACTCTAAAGTTTTTCTTTTTATCATAGATATTTGGATCTTCATCGTCTCCATATTGCCAGCAAATACCAAATGAAAATTGATCAGGGTTAGCAGCTTTTGCTAACATATCATTAATCGTGGGTACTAATTGCGGGTCTCTATACGAAGCAAGTTGTACAAAAATGCGAGGTTTAGTTTTCTTTGCCATATTCAAGTAATTATAAACTGTTATTAATAATACCACTGTTTTCTTTTTCAAAATCGTGCAAAGCAGCTGCTATAACTTGATGCATATCATAGTATTTGTATTCTGCAAGCCTACCACCGAATAGCACGTTTTTTAAAGTTTGAGATTTTTCTTTGTATTTTTTGTAAACTTTAGTGTTTCTATCGTCATTGATTGGATAATACGGTGTCAAACCACGTTTCCAATTTTCTGGATACTCTCTTGTTATAACTGTAAAGTTTTTATCTACCCAGTCAAAATGTTTGTGTTCAATAATACGAGTGTACGGTACATTTGCATCAGTATAATTAATTAATGCATTACCCTGATAATCTTTTACTTCTTTGTATATATGCTCAAAACTTGTAGTCCTGTAATCAAGATCTCCAAAGCAATAATTAAAATACGCGTCTATTGGGCCGGTGTATAGAACTTTTTTAGCTTTTTTATCCCACTCGTCTTTATTTGCTAGATAGTCAACATTGAGCTTAACTTCAATACCGTCAAGCATTTTCTCAATTATTTGAGTATAACCCCCTATAGGTATACCTTGATAAGTATCAAAATAATAATTGTCGTCAAAATTTGTTCTTATAGGTATTCTTTTAATAATGAACGATGGTAAGTTTTTAGGGTTAGTTTTCCATTGTTTTTGTGTGTATCCTTTAATAAACGTTTCGTATAATTCCGTACCTACTTCATTTAAGCACCATTCTTCAAGATTTTTAGGGTTATCTATTTTTATTTTACTTTTATTAAGCTTTTCAATAGCTTCTTGTGGTGTTTTAACTCCCCATAACTGATAAAGTGTTAATAGGTTTATTGGGAACGAATACAAATTATCCTTATAGTTTACTTTAGGCCTATTAACAAAGTTATTAAACGTTGCAAACTGATTCACGTAATCCCATATTTTTTTACTAGAGGTGTGAAATATATGAGGGCCGTATTCATGTATGTGTATACCATTATAGTCTTTAGTGTATATGTTACCACCTATGTGTTTTTTCATTTCAAGCACTAGACATGTTTTACCTGCTTTTTTAGCTTCGTGGGCAAATACAGAACCGTATAATCCTGAACCTACTATTAAATAATCGTACATAACGTATTAAATACGTTATTTTATATAGTTTTCAACTTAAGCAGGTCCGTTGATAGGTGTTGATATTGAACCAGCTGAATTATGATGGGTAGTTGGGCTGCTTGCCGCAACTGCTGTATTTGGTCCGTTAACCGCAGCGGCTTGAGTGTTTAATGTAGAAGGATCAGCAACTAATTGTAACGGTAAATTTTTAAAGTAATGGGTATGGGATTGATTAATTACTAACGTGACAGTATCCCCGCTATATATTATGCCACCACCTGGTTTACTAATTTGTGCTCCAGTATCTGTAATTTTGGTAGACTCTGTAACTTGAAATTCTACCGGTGCAGTAACATGCTGTAAATATGTTTCTCCTTTAAGATATTGACCACCACCGATTACTACATTTTGACTTACTCCCAAATTGTCATCAATTAATACTTGCTGCCGATTACGTGTTCTCAAAGTCATTATATTAGCTATAACCGATAAATTAGTACCACCATCAATGTTAGTATCATCTGAAGACGCAATATTAACTTGTTTACCTGCAACTGCTAGTATAGTACCACCCAAATTAACTGGTCCTGTTGTTTTAATATCTATACCACCAGAACCCACTAGTAAATTATATCTATTACCAGCGGTTACAGTGTAATTACCACCAGGCATATCATCTATGTGTGTATATTCTATAGCGGGTATAGTTGTAGTAGCTGTACCTGTATTATTATAATATTGCGTAATTGTTTTAGCTGTACCGTTATATCTTGTGCTTGCAAATTGATTAAACACTAAACCTATGTTAACGAGTTTATGTTTGGTTACAGTTTCAATATAATTACCACCAAAACCTAACTCTGCTTCAGCAGCAGCTAAAGCTTGTGCTTGGGCGGCTACTGTTGCAGCTAGAGTGTTTTTTGAACCATCACTTTCCGGTAAAGCTAATATATTAGCTATAGCGGTGTAAGCTGTAACCCAGTTAGCCATAGCAGCTTGATTTAGGTTGCCGGTTTTAACAAAATAATCACCTTGTATTATATTATCAAAATCTCTACCTACCCAAAGGTTATTGTGACCTTTTACTGTTTCAAACTTATCTCTTAATGTTAAAAGTTGTAGGTTTTTAGGGCTAAATAAAGAATTATATTTGTTGTTGAATTCTAAAAACCCGCCCGCAAAGTGTGTAACTTTAAATGATTCTCTATCTGTTGTGTTAACAATTTCTAAAGCAGCACCACGCTGATTAATAACCATTTTGTTGCGGTATGTTTCAGTATTTAGATCTTCATTGTTTCTTGTATTTTTACCTAAACTTTCAAATGTTTGTGGGTAATCTTGATAGTCACCATCTGTAGTATTAAATATACTAGCAAAATCATCTCCACCTAAAGAAGTACCCATATAAACCGGATACGTCGGTATTCCGTCTCTAAAAAACACCCATACATGAGCGCCTACTTTTGGTATAGAAAATACACCTTTAGCGGCATTTGAATATGTTGATGGACGATACTGTGTACCTGTAGGGTTTACGTTATTAGTTTTATTTGCAGTAGTATCAGTAAACGCATCTACCGGCCTCATGTTATACTTTTCATACACAAAGCCAGGTTTCTCTCCCATACGCTCCTGGTTTAAGTTAAATTGAGCATAAGAATTTGAAAAATTTGTACCTGATAAACTATAAGGGTATTCTGCGTCAGAAACAGTAGACTTGTCCGTATAAGCATTATATGTACCGGAAGCATTTTCACCCATTAACGGACTACACTGCTCAGCCCAAGGTAAACTATCCTTTAGATCGTTTATAATTAAACTCAAATCAGAGTCTATATTAATACCTGGAAACTTAAATGTGCGGTCTTGTTTAAGAGCAGCCCATTTATTATAAACCCCTGAATTAGCATGTGGTACCCAAACTTTTACTCTACCACGATACTCTGGATCATTATTTTGTACTACAACACCCAAATATATTGATGGAAATGTTTTCATATTATGCGCTTAATGTTATAGTTGTAAGTTGAGTTTGAGAAGCTAAAGTTCTATTGGACATATCAACAAATATAGTATTATTATTACTCAAACTAGAATCTTCATACTGTAATTCTGCATACCATCCATACGGTGCTATAAGGTTACCTATTGTTATATTATTAAACGGTAAAAATGCGCTTAAATCTGGATACGTACTATTAACCGTGTTGTAAAGTTGAGAGTTGGATACAATTCTTCTATTTAAATCAGTATCCGCCATAATTAAGTTACCGTTATTAGGTGCCGTATCCGTACCTTTAGGCCCTATATTAGATATATTTGTTGTAAATAGCTTATTAGCTGTTGTATAGAAACCCTTTATTGCGCTGGATATTCCTGGCGATAACAGACATTCTAGCAAAGTATTATAAGGAACAGTTTGAGTGTTGTTTAAATTGTTATAATAAGAAATATAGTATAAACTACCTACCGACTCTGAAAACGGTTGATAGTATGAAGGTTTGCTTATAGAAATAGCGCTTAACACTAAGCTATTAGAATAATATATAGCTTCATCCCACCAATACTTGCTCCATAAATAGCTTAAACTATATATGGTATTGCCACTTAAGCTAAACGATAGATTTACACTAGAACCACCTGCAAACTCTGTAAAAAAGTCTATTTGTGAACCTATAGGGTTAGATGAAAACTGAGTTATATAATATGCCTCAGCAATACCTACCTCTGTATCGTGACTAGCTACACTGTATCCATTCCAATAGAATGTAGTGTTATAAAGATTAAATGTTCTTACAACTGTTGTAGCCATTTATTATACTTACCCCTATATCATCGTTGTTACAGCACGTCGTCAGGTATACGAGTGTTTTTATCCGCATGTGGTTTTACCGCGGTTACGTTGTTTGTGTATGAATTTGCTGTAAAAACGTGTTCTACTTTAATAACATACCATTGACCGAGAAATTTCTCATCAAAATCGGCATCTACTGCACCTATTTGTCTGTCCAATCCGATAAACCTGTTACATTTACGTAAAGTGGTGCCAGGTGCAGTAAAGTGTAAGCACTGATTCAAGAAGAAACCTGTTTTAAGTATAGCATTTCTTGATTCTGGGTATCTCTCAAGTTTAGTAGCCCCGTATGAGTATGTTTCCTTATACGATATGTTTTCAGTTTTAGTTTTATTTAAAGATAACAAAGCAGTAGGTGCGTCGTAATTTGAAAACTTTTGTACATAATTGTTTTGAAAATAACTTTTTATACTATCTACCGTATTGTCAGCATAGTCTACACTAAATTGTTTGTTTTTTATGTTATTGCTTGCGCACGGCATATTAATAAGCATAAAAGCATTATCTATTGCAGCCATATCAACAAACTGATAATTAGTTACGGTACTAGTACCACCTAAATTCAAGTTAAGATATGATGCTCTAGATTGAGGTGTTTTTAATAAAGATGGTATAGTAACACCGGTAGGGGTTGACGATGTTAAAAATAATTGTTCCAACTGCCACGGCCCTGCTGCTTTACTAGCTACTGCTAAGGATAGTTCTGTTGATAAAGATGTTAGCGTCCATTCTTTCGTAAAACGATCTCTATATAATAGAGGTACATCACCGTCGACAGAGCCGAATTTTTTGCTAGCTACATGTCTGTTAAATACATAATCTAAATCATCTATAGCACTATTATTGGTGGGGGGGTTATAAAATAATTTACTTGCACCAGGATCCCAAAACTGACTGAATGTTTGTATACCACTTCTAGCATTTAAAGTGTTTTCTATTAAACTTTTTAAAATTAAACCAGTCGGTACTTTACGGTCATTATCAGAAAGAACACTAGATTTACCGTTTAACGACGGGTTAAGGTTGTATAAAGCTATATTACTATTCCAACCTACTGATGTTGATTCTGCAAATAACTGATAGTCTAATTCCCAAAAATATAGCTTAATGTTTTTTTCGTTTGGTAGTTTACCTGGTATATCTTCTACGTCATATACAGAAAATATATATTTTAACTCCCAACCTTGAGAAGGAAAAGCATCCATTTCAAGACTTTTAGATGGGTTATCATATACGGGTTTTATATTAACTAATAGTAAGTCTCTTCCATCATTACGAAATTTATAATTTGCTGCGGCAGATATGCGTTCATTAGGTCTACGTTCAATTATGTTTTCATTATTATTAATAATAACATAACCCCGTTTAAACCAGTCTCTAGAATCTTCTTGTATAGAGAGTTTCACTAATGCTGCTGTATTAATGCCAAAAAAAGTGTCTTTTGAATTAAACAACATCAGACCAAACTCGTATGTTTGGTCGTTAAGACGTATTCTTGTTGTTGATGGTGCTTGAGCCATTAAGAGTTGGTAGTATTACTGAGCTGAGCGATAATAGACCTTACATACGCAGGGGTTAAATATTTTAAATGAGTACCTGCTGCTGGAAAATGTACAGGGTTTTGTATCTGATTAACTGAGCATATTAACCACCAAAGTAGTGTTGTACCATACAAGTTATAAGAAATAAGTGTGTATGGCATATAATTTGAAGGAACTACATAAACACTATAATACGCCTCCTCTATATTAGAAGGAAAATTGGTTTTAGATAAAATATTGTAAAAATAATTATTATTGTCGTTTTGATAAACGTTAAAAATATTTTCGTACCTAAAACTCTCAAGAGAAGGTAAATTACCTATATCATTTTGATTTAAAGGGGTCTGATTCATGTTTAATAAGCAGATGTAGATTTGGTAGTTATGGTTATTTTTTGACTAGGATCAGCATTAAATAAGAACGTGTTGCGAGTGTTCTTTAATACACCTTTAAATTCGAGTGTTACTCTATAAGCTTCTGGCATTAACTTAATATTGGGATCTCCAGAAGCTGCCTGGTCTACAGTTACAACCGTACCGTCAGTTAAATTAACCAGTCTAGTATTACCAACATTTTCAATACTAATACTGTTTAAATATGCTAAAGGTATTTGTTTAAACCCCGGTATGTCTATTCTATACAAGCAAGGAGCGTCTAAAAAGTTTATACCTTTTCTATTAGGTAAATTTTGATATGTTATTATGTAGCAAAAATCCCAATTACATTGTAGTGTTGTTATATCGCTACCTATAGTATTGTATAAAAAGAATGTAAACTTTGCACCTTCTTCAGCACTAGTACCATTAAACATTCTAAGATCTTCTTTTGCACTATTACCGTGTAAACCTGCAGCTGCTCCATATAACATATCCATACCACCACCAGCTATATCACTAATACCACCAATAGCTTCTCCTATACCACCTTCTCCGGTACCAGCAGTACTAGTAGAAGTACTACCACCAGCCCCTACTAGAGATTTAGCAATTTTGCTTACACCGCTAGCCATTTTACTTAATCCTGGTATTGAACCGCCTGCATTACCCCAACTATTGTTAACATCTACCATGTTTGTTGAGCTGTAATACGGTAATATATATGTGAAACCGGTTTCCTCTACAGAATACAAACCGTTATATGGGTTTAAAGCGTCTGCAGCATCAGAAGGGCTCTGTGGTACGAAATTTGCGTTCTGTACTTGCTCTAAAGCTTGAGTGGATAGGGTTGTTGCTTTATCAACCGTTGAATTTAATGCAGTAACTATAGTACTACCTATGCTATTTTGTCCTACAACGGTACCTGCAGTTTTAACTTCTTGACCTACACTTTGTGTAAACCCGTTTAAAGGCTGCGCACCTATAGCACCGGCTATAGCTAAATTACTTGCTGCACCTCTAATACTATATAAAAAGCCCCTTAATTCACTAGATTGTGTCTGTCTGTATTCAGTAAGAATAGCGCGTGGTACTATTTGTCGAGCTGCTCTAGGGGATACAGTCCAATCAAACTCATTAAACACGTCAATTACACCTACATTAGGTGTTAGTATAGGCGCGCCTAACTTATCTGGCGGTGCACTCCAATTAAATAACAATCCTTGATAACCGGGCGGGCTAAAGCTATATCCTGTTGAATTAGGAGAATAGGTGCTTGAATTGTTAGTAGCTGCTGTTGCCATTGTATTATAGTAAACCTCTCGAATATATCATATCTTGTCTATATTTATTACGTTCTATATAAGGTATATCTCTATTAGTATTACCATCTCCACCATTTTGTACATTATTGGTATTACTATTGTTAATTATAGAAGTGGTTGTATTGCTACTTGCAGGGGTAGATTTGTTAGCAGCTAAAGCAGGGCCTACTGTTTTAATTAGTTCTTCTAGTTTTTGAATTACTTTTTCTGAAGATTTTAACTGCAACTCTTGCAACCTTAAAGAAGGAGTAATTTTTACCCCTTCAGATTCCGGTTTATTTGTTATTTTATTTAATTTAGCTGATTCAGTTGTTGCTACACTTGCTGCTGGTTGATTTTTTTCCGCTTTTTGTTTATTATATTGAGCCATTACATATGGCGGATAAACATTACCAAAACTAATTGCTTGGTCCATTGTTGTTATCTGTTTATCAGATAACGGAGTACCTGACACTACAGGTTCATTAGCAATAAAAAATTGTGTTTGTTTAGAAGATAGTGTAGCTGCTGGTCTTGTATTTGTACCGGTATTAGTGGATCCAACAGCCGCTGGTCTTGTATTTGTACCGGTATTAGTGGATCCAACAGCCGCTGGTGGTAAAACAGATAAAGCAGTAGACAGAGCAACCATTTTAGCTAAATCTGTTCCGTTTACTGTGTTTATAAAACTGGTAACTGGGTCTAAATTTACTTTTAATTCACTTATTGACTGTAAACTATCTTTAAGAGTATCTACACCAAGCGCTAGTAATGAAATGTGTTCTGATTGTTTACCTGCAGCTATTAATTGTTGAATTGGGTTTTCTTCAGGTTTGCTAGATACTAACCCACTTATAATACCACCTGCTGTAGGGGAAAGTACGTTTTTAAGTTCTCCTATAGCACCAATAAACTTTTTTACAGGGTCTAAATCAACTTTTATAGAACCAAATTCATTTAATGTTACTTTTAATGCGCCGAGACCGATTGCAATTTTATCAAAATTGCTTGCTTGTTCGCCTATAGCTAATAACTGCTCAAGTGGTGGTTTTTGACCGCCAACTTTAGATAGTAAACCGCCAACTAAATTACCAACACCGCCCGCTACTGCACTAGCACCAAAACCAGCCATTGCTAAAGCCACTGCAGTAATACCGGAAGCTGTGTCTTTTAACTTATCACCACTTATATTACTAAGTTGTTCTATACTGTTAGTAACAGTTGTTATAATACCTATTATAGAATCACCAATTGCTTGAATAGTGCCTTGTATAGTGTTTCCTATTGAATCTACTATATGAGATATACCGTCTATACCGGACTCTATTACTTCTGAAATCTTATTAACTAAATTAGTTGCATACGTTACGATACCATTCAAAAATGCACTGATACCAGATATTACTTCTTTTATAGCTTCACTAAGATTTATTAACACTGGCCCGACGTATTTGACTGCCGCAACAAGTGTTGTTCCCAGATATGTAGCTATTTCTTCAATTACAGGTATAAGAGCTAATATAATTGGTTTTAACGTTTCAAATGCTGTTACTAATACGTCTTTTATTATTTTACCGAGTTCAACAATATAAGGCATTACAGTTACTAAAGTATCTTTAATGATTGTAGCAAGTTGTACTATGGATGGCATTATCTGTACAATAGCATCTTTAACAATTTTAACGAGCTGTACTGCAAACGGCGCGAGTTGTACTATAGCTTCTTTAACGACTTTAACAATAGTTGTTATATAAGGTAGTACTATTGCAGAAACTGCAGCAATTTCTGTACCTATTACTTTTATAGCATTTATTAATGTACCGCCAATTATTTTTGCTAGTTCTATAATAATCGGGCCCGCCATTGTTAATACTGTACCAATAGCGACACCTACTGCTTTAATCATATCAGGTATTTTGTCTAGGGCATGCATTAATACTTTACCAAGTACTTCAGCTAATTTTTCAAAAAACGGCATGGTAGCGGCTATTGCAGGAGCTGCTACTCTTAAAGCATACCCTAACCCTATAATAGCACCTACTAATATAGCCATACCTGCTAACACTAACGGGTCAGCTAAAATTATTAATGCTGGCGCTAAAGCTGTAAGACCAACACTTAAACCTGTTAAAAACGCACCAATACCTTCCCCTAATGCAGCTATACCACCACCAACACCAACAGCAAGAGCTTTGATACCTGCTCCCAAACTTTTGCCTAACGCAGCTATTATACCTTCCCCGGCTTTTGGTTCTAAAGCCTGGTTCTTTTTTGCTTCCTTGTCTACCCCCTCACTTGCTAAAGGGGAAAGAATAGACTTTAACGATTCTAAAGCAGGTGCACTTATAGATTCGATAGTTACTGGCTGTACCTGTACTGACGCTAAAGATGCTTCCGCTGCTTCAGCACCTGACAAATCTTCAGGACCTGGTGTCTTAGTAGTAGTCGATTTAACTTTATCTCCAAGCTTATTACTTAAATCATCTGTTATTTTTTTTTGCTTTTCGTCCTGTTCTTTATCTTTTATTTTTTTTCTATCTTTATATTTCTTGTCTTCTTCTTTAGCGCTTTCTGAATTTTTTTCGTCTTTATCGTATTTTCTTAATGCTTCTACGAAAGCGTTTTGCAAACTAGGCCCTAGAGTTTTGTTTAGTTGATTTATTGTACTTAAACTTGCTTGATTGCTGGCTAATTGTGTATCGCTTACTATTTGTACTAATGCTTTAAGCTGAGTAGGGATATCCTTAGTGTTTTTTAGCATCTCGTCTAACCACTTTTGTGGTATAACTGGGGTGGGCTTTGCTTTTAAAGCAGCAGCCACATCAGGTGGTATGCCTGAAGCTGGGGTTTTCTTATCTCCCTCGTTTGCCATATACTAAATACTTAGGTACTGAATGTACCTTAAGCATTATTGGCTAACAACAAACAAAGCACTATCTACTAATAACACTAGATCGCTAACCACTTCACCGTTCTCTATATCCGTACCTGTAACTGTTAATATATCCTTCTGTATATTTACATACTTTTCCATATACTTTAATACGCCTTTAACAACGGTGCTTGGCATTTTTTCTAATAATGCATGTCTTTTTGCAAAAGGTAATGTGGTAAAATCTATTTGCTGTGTTTCATTATTGTAGTACACAGTTACATTCTTTACAAACTTTGATACTTCTCCAACAAACGCATCTCCTATCGTATCTGTAAGTTGAGTGTTTATTACTTGTTGATCGTTTGTGTTTTTTTCACGAAGTTGTTTTTCTAAATTAAATTGATCAACATATAAAGGTGTACCTACTTGTACAGTAAAAGGTGTTTCTGTTACTGTGTCTGCGTTTAGCGTAACGTCGTTGCTTTTAATTTTATCTATAACGGTTTGTAGGTTTACGTTAAACTTACGATTATTTTGTTGAATAGTATAATCTGTACCTGCTGTACTAACTCTAAACTGTATTGCAATACATGCTGCATCAAGAGTGGTTAATAGTGGTACTACATCTTTTTCAAGACAGTTTTCTTGAATTAACGCATAAAACGCTATAGTAAATCTAGTCTGAAAAACAGGGTTGTCAACCGCAGCTTTTAATATACTCTTTTGTTGACCGGTGCTTATGCTTTTAAACTTTACATCTCTTTTGAGACTTGGTATATAGATCGGTACCGATACTTCTCTATTAATTGTATCTAGTACGGATAGTATGTCATTAAAGTTATTGCTCATAATACTAATTTACGTTTGCAAGTGTGTATATCAAGTAAATTCACTTGGTGTTCTTAAGTTCAAATCTATTGCTTTACCATCAAAACCGGGTGCAGTTGCTTGTTTGTTTTGCAACATTGTGTTTGATTCTGAGTTTTCTTTTTCAACTTGCTGCACAAATAAAGTCCAGTACAATAATTGTTCAGCTGGAGTTATACTATCAACATAATCCGGGGTAAAATTAGCTTTGCTTACCAAACTTAAGTTTAATTTATATAGGTTTATTAAATCATCATTAAAGACCAGTTTACAAAAATCTAACAACACGTTTGTATTTGTTGACACTGGTAGGTTTACTACATATTTTCTTGTAAAAGGAGATAGTATTACCAACAGTTTAATATTGTTGAGATTTTCCTCTACAGTAGTAATCGATTTATATATTTTAGTGGTTATTAAAAAAGGCAATGTATCGACAATTTTAATTCTATCATTAAATTCTAGTTCTTTAAAATTTACAGTCTTATCACTAATCGATAAGGAATCTATACAGGAAGCTAGTGTATAACTGAAATACCGTTCAGTTTCTAGACCTACAAAGTATATTTCATCTTTAGCTTTAATAATACTATGGTTTACTATAGTATCCTCATGTGTAACTGTTCGATTATAACTTATATTTTCTAATTTAGATATTAAATCTTCTATTTTTACTGTATATTCAAACTCTTTTTTCGTATCTGTGCAGTTTGCTTTCAATTTAAGATCAGGACTTATACATATTGAACGTATTTGTAATAAAAGTATAATCTTATCTACAACATTGAGTCCTTCCTGTAATATCCCAGGGGAAACGTGTTCAATTACTTGATTTAAATGATGTAAGAACTCTGTAGGGTCGTTGTTATAAAGGGATTTAACCAGGTCTTTGTAATCTTTAGCTGTAACTTCTTTTACCCATATTTTTTTATTATTAAATCCAGGTAATTTAACTCCGTATGTAAACGACATTGTATTGACTTACGTTGGTATGCTGAAAAATCAGTTACCTTAATTTTGCATGTAAGATATCTTGTAATTGTTATATACAAATTTTACCGGCTCTACTCTTATTTCTGCTTTACCGTATGAATATTTAGAATCTCCTATATTAACAGGAGCGCATGAATAAAAAGTAAAAACCCTTCTCACTCCACCATTAGTTTGATTATCGTTTTTATCAAAATGTACTACTGTTATGTCTGTTTTTACGTTTTGCGGAGAAGCACTATCTCTTACTATTAAACCATAATGCCCTACTAACGTAATCCACGGGCGTATAAAAAAGTCAATGAATGATTGGTTTGTTTCAAGAAAACTTATAGTTAAATCGTTATACGCCGCCCGTGATGTGCTAACAACACCAGGTATCAAGCCACCAGCGGCTCCACCCAACGGTGTAGATGCTCTTTCAGTTCCTACAGCTTCCCCGGGTATGTCAATAGCTTGAGCAAATAAACATACTGAATTACCAAACACTGTTTGTTTTTGTGTTTGACCTATCAAAGAGTTTAGGGTAGGTGCTACATTCCAATTATATTCTAAATTTTTCCATAAGTCAGTACCACTATTTAAAGCGGGTGGTATTGGGTCAAAACTAATAAGAAAATTAGAATCTAGAGGTATTTGAGTTGCTGGGTTACTCAAAAACTGTACAAATGTACCTACCTCAGAACCAGAATTATTTACGTTAGCGTTAGAGCCTATTATAGTAGCCATTACCTACCTCCTAAATTGGTTATTAAACTATTAATAACGTTGTTAACTGCTGCTGTAGCTTGTCCTACAATTAAGCTCTGTAAACTAAAACCTGATGCTATACCAGAACTAGGCTCCGTAGTCCAGTACTGATAAGCTATACTAGCAGTAACTTCTTGTACAGCCCCTGCCCCGGTTAAATTGTATTTTATTTCACCTATATTTGTTATAAATGCACCTAACAAGTTGTAAACTCTCACTTCTTCTAATTGATCATCTATTAAAGAGATTTGTATAATGTTTTCGGTCAAATCTCTTGGCTCCATATCACCAGAAGATTGAGATTCATCAAAAGTATCTGACATTGAACCTTCCAATAACGTTCTTAGATCGTAACTTTGATCACAATAAAAAGTTACTGTCCAGTTATTGTTATTATCAAACTTTACGTTACCAGGTATTTGAAAATCTAGTCCCATATAAGGAGTAGATATTGTTGATATAGTTTTACCAGGTAAATTAGCAGTTTTTAAAAATACTAAACTATTAGTATCAAGTTCTAAGCCATTTACCCTAAACGCTGTTATTCTAAATTGAAAATCTCTTGCAAACCCGCGTTCGGTTGCAGTTCTATAAAAATCTCTAATTGATTGCCCATAAACAACGCCCATATATGTATAATACTTACACCTACTGTGTTAATAAGTCTTCTGATGTTATATATTGAAAGCCTAGATTAGCTTGCATTGTTGCTATATCACCACCAGATTTAACTTCATATTTCATACTGCCCACATTTTGTAGAAAAGCACCAACTAACGTATATCTACGAACAGCTGGATGCGTGTTTATATCGTTAGGGCCTGAATTATTAATTAAGTCCAACACTACATTACAATCCCACCAATTAGGTTGATTTGATAAAGAAGTATGCTCATCAAACGTATCAACCGACCATTGCTCAAAAACGTTTCTCAATATATAATCTCTGTCACAAAAAAACGTAACTGACCAAGAACCTGCTGCTTCAGGGTAACTAGCAACCATTGGTATATTGTATTTAAATGCTTTAAAATCTACAGATGTAACAGATATATTACGTGATGGTATAATGCCATCTTGAGCATATAAAAACAAGTTTTCAGTGTTTTGTATAGGTGTATATATGTCTGTATTATTACCTGGATTAGTACTAGAGTTTCTTGATATTGAATTTATTCTAAACAGATTGGTACGTGCAAACCCACGTCTAGTTGCTGTTTGATAAAATGAAGCTATACCTGAATCTGTTGTACTCGCCATTATTAATACTTAATGGTTGAACATAAAAAAAGCCCTGGATTTAACCAGGGCTTTGTAATAAACTTAATATTAAGCAGTTGCAGGGCTAACTGTATGTCTCCAGTATTGATAAGCAAGCTTTGCTGTAAAATCGAGAGGTTTACCAGCACCAGCATTATCATAACCATCTACTGCACCGAGGTTTATAATATACACACCAAATAATTTGTATGTGTTAAGTACTTTTTGACTTTCATCAATTAAGTCTAATTGTATAACCTTATCTGTACCACGTAACGAAAGATCGCCAGTACTTGTAGCATCATCAAATACACCATTGATTTGCCAATTTTCAAGCTTTTGACGAATAATACCGTTACGATCATTATAGAACTTAACGTTCCAACCATCTGAACCTGTATAATCAACAGTGCCTGGTACATTAAAGTTTAAACCCATGTATGGTACTTTTTGATTAGTGATTTGACGGTCAGGTAACGACTTTGTAGTAATATATACAAAATCATCTTCGTTGAATGCACTTGATTGTGATGCTGCATCACCTATTGAGCGGACTCTCATCATGAAATCACGAGCAAATCCGCGTGCTTGTGCTACTCTATAAAAATCTTGTATAGTTTGTGACATATTAAATACTTATGTTAAGGTTATAAAAGCTCGTTAAAGTTTTGTGAAGTCTTAGTTGCATAGAAGTTTACTAATATAAACTCTGCAGCTTGAACCGGCTTAATGTAAATGTCGACAACTAATGTATTGTCATCAATTACACTCGGCGTGTTGTTCGTACTGTTACATACAATTAAGTAATCGTATAAACCTTGTGTGTTCTTAGCTAATTCAAATACAGGTGTTAATGTGTTAACAACTCTACTTTGAGTAAATGTTGTATTTGGTTCAAATACAAAATACTTTAATGTTTGTAAAGCTGTCTTTTCTAGATATAAGAACAACCGACGTACATTAATACGACTAAACGCACTTGGTGTCTTTAATAGTGTCTTTTGACCGAATACTGAGTAACCTTCATTTGGGAAGTATACTACAGGGTTAAGAGATACTTTGTAAAGTAAGTCGCGTTGTTTTTGTTGTGGGTTAACACCAATATCAGTTAAACCATTAATGATACCTCTATTTAAACCAGCTGGTGGTGTCCAGAAGTAATTATTTGAATCGCTTGCTGTAATCATTGCTGCTGCATAACCAGAGAATGGTAACCAGACTGATTGAGAAGTAAAAATATCTACTTGCTGTGCCCAGTTAGCATATGCGGTAGCATAACTTGTGTTGAATGCTCCGTAAAGGTTACGTAGAGGCCAGTAAATGTTTTGTGAGAAGTCGTTTTCTTTATTATTAAGAGTCTTGTAGTTCTTACCAGTTACAAAAATATGACGTAATGGGTCAGAAATAAAGATGTGATCTTTGCGACGATTTGCTGCAAAATCTACAAATTGATTTGTTATAGATGTCCAAGCTTGTGTTGCTGTATTGCTTACTGGGTTACCGCTTGAGTCGGTCAGATCTTCAAGGTCAGACATAAGACCTGATGGTATTGAAGTATCATCATACTCTGGTGAAGCATTGTATGCTTGAATTGCTGCAATTGTTGATAAACCAGCATCAAGTGTAATGTCAATGTCAACTACATCGGTGTTTTCAGCTTGATTTAAAACGTAGTCAAGCTTTGAGCCTAAGTCACCAATAACTTTTGTGCTATTTGATGGTAGGCTATCTGCATATACACCTAATGCATATAATTCGTTAGCAGGTAAGAATGAAGTAGGAGCATGTGCTAGATATGCAGAAGCTTGAGTATAGAATGTATAATCAGGATCTGTATTTGAAGTAGCTGCTATTGTAGTTAATGTATTTGTCTTAAATACTCTTACACGTTTTGTTGAGTTACCGTTATTATCTAACCAATTTGTATAGGATGAGATGTATGGGTTAATATATACTTCAATGTTGTTTGAAGCGTTGTTAGCAACTGTTTGTAAGAATAGTGAGGTTGGTTGACCACCTTTTGGATCTTGCTGTGTACGGTTTGCGTAGAATGAACCTGCATAACCTTCTTGTAATACATACTGTAATGTTGTTGTATTTTGTGAGAATGGTGAAGGGCGTAATCTAAACAACGAAAGAACTACATTGTCACTATAACCTGAAGCAGCAATATTAAATGTAGGTATATTTTCGATATCGTGTGAAAGGCTATCAACACTTGGTAAATAAGCTGCACTTAATGTAAAACCAATACGTGTTTGTGGTATTGTTATATAATTTGTATCAACAGCTTGTTGACCATCAATAAAATATGTGCTACCAATTGTTCTAATAGATACTGCATCATCGTAATCAGATGTTGGATTATTGCTGAAAGCGTCAGCTAAGTTAAGGTAGTAACCTTGGAAGTTATCATCAATTGTTGTCTTAGCAACATTAACTACAACCATACCAGCTTTACCAAGATCGGTTATTACGTTGCTACCAGAAACTACGAAACTGCTTAACGCTACATTACCAGTCGTTGAAGACCAATTGAGGCCGCCTTGAGAAATTGTGGAGTATTGATCAGGTGTTAAAGCAACAAGTGCTGGTTCACCGAAATAGTAACCTTGTGCAGAACTTAATGGAATAGTACCGTTTGCTGCAGCACTTAATGGGTATTGAGTTGTATTTGACGGAATTGCAACAACTGGAAATGCTAATGCACTGTATTGACTTGCTGTACCTTCACCACTACCACTGCCATATGGAATACGTACTGCTTTAATAGTTGGATTATTACCAGCTGTAAAGAGTTGATTTACTGCATAATAAAAATAGCGTTCTGCAGCATTTGTAGGTGTACCGAAAACAGTTTGGAAATCGCTAAGAGATGCTAATTCAACTATTTCATAAGTCGGACCTTGTGGTGCAAAACCAGTTACTAAAACATTAGTACCGACTGGTGTTACTGCTCTTGTGGATAGGTCGATTTCATTAATCTGTACGCCCGGAGATTGTATAGTACGTTGTGCCATAATATTTAAGTGTTACTTAATATTATTTATGAGATTCCGGCGCCAAAACACTGATTTTATTAAAGTAATTGAGCGTTAAGCTGGCCAAACGCAAATGTAAATGAAGATTCAATTTGATCTCCATCTCTATAATTGTAGGTAATTTCCCCTAAATTTGTTATAAACGCTCTTATATAATCCCATTGTATAACTTTGTTGTTGTACTCATCTAATCCGAATATAGTAATATTAGTTTGATAATTGGTAAGGTTGATAAAAGGATCTGTATCTCCTAATTCGCTAAAATTATAAGAACTTTCTTTAGAATCATTGAGAACATTAAGCCAATACCACAACACCCACCAATTATTAAATTGGTTATCTACGGTAAAGTTTACAGTAACGGATTTATATGAATTTCTGTTATAACTCGTAACTTTAGCAGTTTGACCTGAAAATGCCAATTCTACTTCAGGAACAGTAGTTTCAGGTACTACAGTACCATAAATGGAATACTGTAATGAATCTTGATTTATAAACTTATTTGAACGATCTCCTTGATCGGGTTTGTTAGAAGATCTAAGAATAGGTGGCAAGTTTAAGACAAGTAAAAACTTATCTTTTCTGTTCTTATTAAGAATGGATTGCTGTACAACAGTACTCATTCATTAGCCATTAGCTTTTTCAATCGGTATAGCACCAGAAGTATTGTGCATTTCGTTTATGATTTTATTTGCTAAAGACATAAACGCTTTTTCCCCTACCGGTAGTTCATTTTTTCCGCGCTTTGGGTTTTTTGCAATTTTTTGAAGATTCATTAACTCTTCTTTACCGTTATATTGTTTTTTAGCTATTCTATTTTTTGCGTTTTTTACTTGTGCAGGAGTATATAAATTATCCTTAACGTTTATAGTAGCAGGTTTTGCTTTACGCTTTCTAACCACAGGTGGTTTTGGTGCAACTGGAGGTGGAGTAGCAGTAACAGGTGGAGGAGTAGGAGTGAGTAAAGGAGGTGTTGGAGCAGGTGTAGTAGATGGTGCAGGAGCAGGAGCTGCATCAGAACCACCCGATACTTTTATAAACGATAATAAACCGTTTTTATACGTAAACTGTACTGTATTGTCTTGTTTGTCTGTTATGTTAAGTGTAGCACCCTTTTCAATATCTTGTTCTTCCTCAGGTGTAAGATCGAGTACTTTAAATTTATTTTTTACTGCCATTAATGGAAGTGAACTATATTTTTCATCACTTACACCTGAAAGATCGACTGCAGTCATTTTACTGATAGGTTTTAATTTTTGTTCTTCTGGCTTATTTGCTGTAGTTTCTCCACCCTTACCACCGAGAGCTTTTGCTAACAAAGGTAAAGCCATAGCCCCTAATGGGCCACCAGCTAAAGCGCCTAATGCAGCCCATGGACCGTATTTACCTATAACAGGTGCTGCTGCAGCACCTACATTTTTAATACCCTGCCAAATACCTTTACCTACAGATTTAATAGCGTCCCATATACCTTCTTGTAGGTAATATTCTTTATAAACACTTAGTACATTTTCATCATACTTTTCATCATACCGTCTGAGTACTTTTACGTCCCCACCAGACTCTACATACTCTTGTAAACCTCTACGTACTTCGTCTTTATTAGAAAGTGTGTCGACATGTTCTAGAATATAATCAATTTGTTCACTAACGAACGTTTCCTCTTCTTTAGGGGCATATTGCGCAGCTAGTTGTTGTACTGCTTTTACATCGTTTTTTGCAACAGCTGCTTGTAAAGCTGCTAATGCTTGAGGGTTTTGTTTAACGTTATTAACTAAAGTTTGAATTAAACCAGGTAATTGTTTTGGATCTGCTTCAACTGCTTTTTCTAAATCTTGAGGGGTTTGTGGAGCAGCTTGTTGTGCAGTTGCAGGTGCAGGTGCTTGTTGTGCAGTTGCAGGTGCAGGTGCTTGTTGGGCAGGTGCAGGTGCTTGTTGTGCAGGTGCAGGTGCTTGTTGTGCAGGTGCAGGTGCTTGTTGTGCAGGTGCAGCTGCAGGTTTTTGTTGAGCTGCAGAAGCTACAGGAGCCTGGGTAGTTGCAGCAGGAGCAGCAGCTGGTGCAGGTTGTGCAACAGGTGTTGGAGTAGCTATTGCTTCAAATAACTTCTTAAAATATAATTCGTTTACAGCTTCTGTAACGTATGATAGTTCATACTTAGTTTGTAATGTATTCAAGCTCTTCATGTAGGTATTTAATATTTACGTAAATAAAAGGCGTTTGTCTGCGGATTAAATCCTATCTCTATGTTACTAGTGCTGAGTTTACGAGGGTGGCCGGATTTAATTTTGTTAATATCCAAATTATATCTTGTAATAATATTTTGTGCTTGGTCGTTAGTTATAGGTGCCCCGCCCGTGTGTTTTTTCTTTAACATATGCACCGCTGTAGTATCTTCTTTTTTCTTTTTGTGCATTTGTGCTACCATACCGATGTTTTTTACTTCACCAGTACCCAAATTGCCTAATTTCTTTAAACCAGCACCTAACTGTTGATGTCTTGGACCGCGTTTATCGTTAAGATTGATAAAGTTCTTGAAACTCATTTCTTGTATACTATCTAAAGATAGAACCCTGTCTTTCTTAGCAAGCACTCCTTGTACTAGTCTCTCAATATCTCCTGATCTACGTAATTCTTTAAAAGCCAAGTTTTCCGGTGCAAATTCTCCACCTTTCTCGAGACCAGCTTTACGTAATTCCATGAATTTTTCTTTTGTTTTTTCAGCACATTCCACATTACAATCATCGCTCAATGCATAGTTAATCATATCTAACATTGACTGTTTTTTCTTGCTGACTAATGAGAGGTCTATTTCTTTCTTTTCTTTAGTTGCGTTTGGTTTCTTTATCCAATCACTATCTTTAAGTGAGTATACTCCTGTTGAATGGTGAGGTTCTTCTATATCTTGTATGTAAACCTCTACGTCATAACCTTTTATAGTAATATTACGCGTTGAATTCCACACTGTTTTCTTTGCATTAAAATAGTCTTTAAGTAACTCAGGTTTTACATCATACTCTTTGAAATCAGTAATAATGTGCAAGTCAAAATCACTATACTTTGTGTAGTTATAGTTTGCTAATGAACCAGTTAAAGTAATATCTTCAACATCAATATCAATGTCGATTGTATCTAAAAACGCTTGAGCTATTTCCAGTAGTTTATCTTTAATTTCTGGCTTTAGCTTGCCGCTTTCCCATAATTGTGGGTTAAGCTCATTATGAAACTCAAACGTTAAGTTCTCCATGTAAGATATTACTTACTTAAAACTTATAACTTAAACTTATAAAAAAATTACCGGTATTGTATAACGCTCTATGTATACATCCACGTATCCAGCGTATTGGTTTAGTACGAAAAAAGTACTTGTTAATCCAACGTTTATTGTTGTGTCGCATCTCTTCGGCTATCTCATTAAACTTCTTAATACGTTCAGTGTTATCGTTTTTTTCAAAGTTAATTACTTCAATCTTATCAACCTGACCATTTGTAAATGTTGCAGTAAACTCTACCCAACAGTCATTATTACCAGGCTTGTCATTTGAACAGTAATCATAAAAGCTAAGCTTACCGTGATAGTTTTGATCTTCCCAATATTCTCCAGTCCGCTCTAAACGACCAAAACTAAACTCATTATTTGATTTTGGGTCAGTCCATTTCTGTTCCTTAAACTTTTGCATTAAAAGTCTACTATTTTCGATTTTATAGTTAGCAAGACTATTATCTAAGTCTTTGGTTTGAAACTCTATACATTTATTAGGTAGCCCTTCTGCCCACATTTCATCTGTCCAGGGTAGCTTATCTTTAACTATAATTGTGTCGAACATGCCCATATGATTATTATAGTGTATTTTTGCTAATAATCCATAAATATTTACAAATATGGCTAAAGAAGAATTTAATAAATTACTTGTAGAAAAATACTTCCATCAAGTTTATAAAGAAACCTGGACAGATGAAACAGGTTATAATGGTGGTGTCGGTGGTGAAACAGCTCTAGAAGATAAAGAAAGTATACTTGAACCTGAACAACCAAAAACCGCATTAAGTTCACAGCTTGTTGGTTTGTTTGATCCTGCAACACCAGAAGAAATAAAACATACAGATGAGGCATTAAAAGAACTTAAAACTGTTTTAGATAAAATAACAAAGGATATTGAAATTTGGCAACACAAGTATACTAAACTTGGTGCAACTGATACAGTTTCAAGAGAACAACTATTTCAATATATAGCTAAGTCAGTGTTTGGTTTAAAGCGTTTAGATGATTAAAGTGTAAACGGATATATTTGTTTTAAATAGTGTTTAAACACAAAAAAGGCTAACGTTTTACGGTTAGCCTTTTTTTATTGTTAAGCGACTAATCTTATTTGAATGTCGCGACGGAAGCTAATACTAGGTATGTTGGTGTTGCGGCTGTCTTAGTCACCGATACTGTATAAACATCGAGTGCATTTGCGTTGCCTGACGAAGGAGCTGAACCACCTTGCCATTTTGGCGTTACCACGCTACCATCAATTTGTATTGCTGTTTGATAGTATGGAGTAGCACCGTTAGTAGTAACAAGAGCAACTGTAACTGTTTGACCTACGCCTAATACACTGTTTAATGTAGTAGTACTATTACCGCGAAGGTTTAATGTCCAATTATTTGCGTTACTTGATGTATAGTATTGTATACCTTGTGTTAATGTATCGTAGTTTGTAGTAGCTGCAGGAGCTGAACCCGTATTGGTTGTAGTTTCAGTTACATCGCCTATTGCTAATATACCTGTAACACTTACATTGTATGCTGATAATGTAGCAGCACTTAATGAAGCAAACACTACATTTGAAGTTGTGTTTAAGGTTTGATTTGCGCCAGGGCCTGAGTAACCAGATGTACCAGACCAACCTGATGTACCACTAAAGCCTGATACGCCAGAGTAACCAGATATACCAGATGTACCGCTCCAGCCAGATATACCAGAGTAACCAGATATACCAGATGTACCAGACCAGCCTGATGTACCAGAGTAGCCAGACCAACCAGATGTACCGGAGTAGCCACTTATACCAGACGTACCAGACCAGCCTGATGTACCAGATGTACCAGAATAACCAGAAATGCCTGACGTACCAGACCAGCCTGATGTACCAGAGTAGCCTGACCAACCTGATATACCAGAATAACCAGAAATGCCTGACGTACCAGACCAGCCTGATGTACCAGAGAAGCCTGATATACCAGATGTGCCTGATATACCAGATGTGCCTGATGTACCAGATGTGCCAGAGTAGCCTGATGTACCAGAGTAACCTGATATACCAGATGTACCAGAGTAGCCAGATATACCAGATGTACCAGAGTAGCCAGATATACCAGAGTAACCTGATATACCAGATGTACCTGATGTACCAGAGTAACCTGATATACCAGATGTGCCAGAGTAGCCTGAATAACCCGATGTGCCAGAGTAGCCAGATATACCAGATGTACCAGAGTAGCCAGATATACCAGAGTAACCTGATATACCAGATGTACCTGATGTACCAGAGTAACCTGATATACCAGATGTGCCAGAGTAGCCTGAATAACCCGATGTGCCAGAGTAGCCAGATATACCAGATGTACCGCTAAAGCCTGATGTACCGGAGTAACCTGATATACCAGATGTACCTGATGTACCAGAGTAACCACTAAAGCCTGATGTACCGGAGTAGCCACTTACACCAGACGTACCAGATGTACCAGAGTAACCAGACGTACCAGAATAACCAGAGTAGCCTGATGTACCAGTAGCACCACGGTATATACCAGTTGAAATAAAGCTATAGTGGTCTGTACCACCATAATAGAATTCAACTGTTACACCGTCTGTATCGGTTGTTTGAGCTTGTACTCTATAAACTAATCTATCAGTTATATCAAGAGCTATCGGTGTAGTAATTGTGTACTGTGTAATGCTTAGCGCTGGGTTAGCAGTATCTGTATTAACAAGCGGATCACTAATAACATTAAATAATAATGTTTCAGTACCACCTGGGTATGATCTCTTATATATAGAGTGCTTTAAGGTTGTTGTAGTTGTTGATGGGTTAGTACCTGTTAATGCATAGTATGCATTGAACTGCCATGTACCTTTACCGAGTTCAATTTCACCTGGATCACTGATTGGTGTTACAACTTGACCTAATGTTATTAAACCTTCTGAAGCACTTAATGTATAAGCTGTAAACGTTTGTGCTGTAGATTGAGGTACTTCGCTTAATATACCGTATTGTATGCTGAATTCAGAAGCTGAAGTTGTTGGGTAATATGTTATACCAACTGCAGGATAACCGGAGAAACCAGATATACCTGAACCAGAATAACCACTCACACCTGATGTACCAGAGTAGCCGGATGTACCGGAATAGCCTGACCAACCTGATGTGCCACTAAAGCCTGATATACCAGAAGTACCTGATGTACCACTGAAGCCTGATGTACCTGAATAACCCGATACGCCACTATAACCTGATATACCGCTAAAGCCACTTATACCTGATGTACCAGAGTAGCCTGATATACCACTAGTACCACTTGTACCAGAGTAGCCTGATATACCACTAGTACCTGATGTACCACTGAAGCCTGATGTACCACTGAAGCCTGATGTACCACTGAAGCCTGACGTACCACTGAAGCCTGATACACCGCTAAAGCCACTTATACCAGATGTACCAGAGTAGCCTGATATACCACTAAAGCCTGATATACCACTAGTACCACTGAAGCCTGATATACCGGAAGTACCACTATAACCGCTAAAGCCACTTGTACCACTAAAGCCGCTTGTGCCGCTAAAGCCTGATGTACCAGAGAAGCCTGATGTACCTGAAGTACCACTAAAGCCTGATATACCGCTAAAGCCACTTATACCAGACCAACCTGAGTAACCGCTAAAGCCGCTTGTGCCGCTATGACCTGATGTACCAGAGAAGCCTGATGTACCAGAGAAGCCTGAGAAGCCTGATGTACCGCTAAAGCCGCTAAAGCCGCTAAAGCCTGATGTACCGGAGAAACCAGAAACACCAGAGAAGCCAGATACGCCAGAGAAGCCTGAAATACCAGATGTACCGCTAAAGCCCGATGTACCAGAGAAGCCTGAAATACCAGACCAACCTGAGTAACCGCTAAAGCCTGATGTACCAGAGAAACCGCTATAACCTGAAGCAGCACCAGCGCCGTTTAGACCAGAATAACCTGAGAAACCAGATATACCGGAATAACCCTTTAAGTCAGCACCGTTCATTACAATAGTACCAGATACAGCTAAGTTACCTGTAACTACTGTATTAGCATCAATTGTAACGTCTGGACCTGTATCAAATATACTACTGTTACCAATTGTATGTGAACCTGTCCAACGTGCTAGATAACCGCTTGAACCGTTGTTTGTAGAACCAATTTGTGTAGCAGGGTATTCAACTACAACACCTGTTGTAGAACCTGTAGCAATTAACATTGGTTTAATGAACGAGCCACTCACTGTTGGAGCTGTATCGGTTAACATACCAGCTGTTGTGTCAGATAAGTAATAACCGTATCCGTCAGTTAAACCAGCTAGATTTGAAATTTGACCGTTATAAACGATCGTAAATTGACTACCATTAGCATCTTGTACGATACCGATTGCATCTACTGTAGTAATATCATCTGCTTTTGCGCGTTGATATGTACCGTCTTGTGCTCTGTAAATTACAGTACCTGGTGTAAAGTCGTTAGCATATGGTATTGTTAATTGTAATGTTGCGTCAGCACCACTAATACCAGACCAACCTGAAATACCAGACCAACCTGAAACACCACTAAAGCCGCTAATGCCAGACCAACCGGAGTAGCCAGATATACCAGACCAACCTGAAATACCAGACCAACCAGAATAACCACTAATACCAGACCAACCAGAGTAGCCAGAATAGCCACTTATACCAGACCAACCTGAAATACCAGACCAGCCAGATACGCCTGAATAACCGCTAAAGCCTGACGTACCGGAAGTACCGCTAAAGCCACTTATACCAGACCAACCAGAGTAGCCACTAAAGCCAGATGTACCGGAATAACCACTAATACCAGACCAGCCGGAATAACCGCTAAAGCCTGAAGTACCGGAATAACCAGAAATACCTGACCAACCAGAAATACCAGACCAACCTGATACACCAGAGAAGCCAGATATACCACTCCAGCCAGAGACGCCGCTATAGCCTGAAATACCAGACCAACCTGAAACACCACTATAACCGGATATACCGCTCCAACCAGAAATACCAGACCAACCTGATACACCGCTGAAGCCACTTATACCAGACCAACCAGATATACCTGACCAACCTGATACACCACTAAAGCCACTAATACCAGACCAGCCGGAGTAGCCTGAAATACCGCTCCAGCCTGATACACCGCTAAAGCCTGAAATACCTGACCAACCTGAAATACCAGACCAGCCAGAAATACCACTCCAGCCAGATACACCGGAGAAGCCTGAAATACCAGACCAGCCAGATGTGCCAGAGTAACCAGAAATGCCTGACCAACCAGAGTAGCCAGATACACCGCTAAAGCCTGATGTACCGGAATAGCCACTTATACCGGACCAACCTGAAATACCAGACCAGCCTGAAATACCGCTCCAGCCTGATACACCACTAAAACCGGATATACCAGACCAGCCAGATACACCTGAATAACCACTATAACCAGAAGTACCACTAAAGCCGCTTGTACCGCTAAAGCCTGATGTACCACTGAAGCCTGATGTACCGGAATAACCAGAAATACCAGACCAGCCAGAAATACCTGACCAACCTGAAATACCAGACCAACCAGAATAGCCAGAATCACCTTTTACTTGACCAACGTCAGTCCAGTGACCATCTGCATGAATTTGAATGGTTGTTGGATTTGAAAAATCTTGTGCTGTATCTAATGTTAAGTCATAATATGTACCGTTAACATCAGAACCAGGTGTTACTGTTGCAATACCTGTTTGAGATATACCATCTGTAACTTTTTCACCAGCTACAGGAACAACTGCTGGTGTTGAAGCATATACTCTTAATGAAGTAGGACTGCTTTGATTTGTACCACCATAATACTTTGCTGTTGGGTATACTGTTATTACTTCATTAGTATATACCCATAAATGACCTGTTTTTTCGTCAATAACACCGTCGCCATTAACTGCAAATGGTGCAGCAGTATTTAATGTTGATTGAGGATCGTTTGGTGGATTAACATATGCATCTGCTACATATGTAAGAATCTTTACTGATGTACCGTCTTGACCGGAATAGCCGGAGTAACCAGAAATACCAGACCAACCAGAGTAGCCTGAAATGCCGCTCCAACCTGATACACCGCTAAAGCCTGAAATACCAGACCAGCCGGAATAACCAGAAATACCAGACCAACCAGAGTAGCCTGATACACCACTAAAGCCGCTAATACCGCTCCAACCAGAAACGCCAGAATAACCAGAAATACCAGACCAACCGGAATAGCCGCTAATACCAGACCAACCAGAGTAGCCAGAGTAGCCAGAAATACCAGACCAACCTGAAACACCGGAGAAGCCGGAAATACCAGACCAACCAGAGACACCAGAGAAGCCTGATGTACCAGAATAACCTGAAATACCAGACCAACCGGAAATACCAGACCAGCCAGAATAACCGCTAATACCTGACCAACCGGAGTAACCACTTATGCCAGACCAACCAGATACACCGGAGAAGCCAGAAATACCTGACCAACCAGAGACGCCAGAGAAGCCAGAAATACCTGACCAACCTGAAATACCGCTCCAACCAGAAACGCCAGAGTAGCCAGAAATGCCGGACCAACCGGAATAACCTGAAATACCTGACCAACCAGAAACGCCGGAATAGCCTGAAATACCAGACCAACCAGAAACGCCACTAAAACCAGAAATACCAGACCAGCCAGAGTAGCCAGATATACCAGACCAACCTGATACACCACTAAAGCCGCTAATGCCGGACCAACCAGAATAACCACTCCAGCCTGAAGTACCGGAATAACCAGAAATACCAGACCAACCAGAATAACCGCTAAAGCCTGAGGTGCCAGAATAACCACTAAAGCCTGATACACCAGAGTAACCGCTAAAGCCTGACGTGCCGCTAAAACCAGACGTACCAGAATAACCACTGATACCAGACCAACCGGAATAACCACTTATGCCAGACCAACCACTGATACCACTCCAGCCAGAAATGCCTGACCAACCAGAAACACCAGAGTAGCCTGAAATACCAGACCAACCAGAGTAACCAGATATACCAGACCAGCCTGATACACCAGAAAAGCCGGAAATACCGGACCAGCCAGAAAAGCCAGAGATACCACTCCAGCCTGATACACCTGAACCAGAGTAACCAGAGTAACCTGATACACCGATTGGATTGTAAACTGCAGAAAAAGCGCCACGTGTTATTGACATAATTATTTTGGGTTATTACAAAATATTTATATCTTTTAAGTGGACTTTTTAATCTTTACACAAAAATAGTGTTTTTTTTATTTTTAAATATGTAAACTAAATATATCCGAATAAATTAGAAGTACATTTGATACCAAGTCGGTACCCCACTAATTACACCTGCATATACCCAAGTAATAGGTTGAGCACCAAATTGTCCACCGAGCGGAACATAAGCTGCTATATAAGAAGCACCTTGACCAAATGGATATACTTGACCACCGCCTTGAAATTGTAGTATAGCTACTTGCCCTGCGGCTGGTTTAAATATTAAGTAAGTTACTCCAGCCGGGGTTGAAGCTGTACCGGCTCCTGGATCCCATGTGCCTGCACTGGTAGCTGTAAAAGTAAATCCTGAATAATTTTGCGAAGCACCTACAGAAGACCAATTAGTATCGCCAGGTGTTACAATTGTATATACAGTACCAGGAACAAAATAACCGGCGCTAACTATATTACTTATTGTAACACAAGGGGTGCTAATAACATCCCCCACATTTGGACTAGAAGGGAATTCAACTAATATACCATATGTATTATTAGTGTGTATTGGTCCATCATTTACAATAAGTGTTTTAGTACCACTACTAAACTGTTTACCGTATACGGTTTGCGAACTTAACGTTAAGGGCGAATTGCTATATAATCCTTCAACATTCCCAGTTAATGTATATGCAGTCCAATAACTATCAGCTTTTGTGCTCACAACTATAACATCAGAGTAGTTAATAGATCCACTTCCAGTACCTGCTGCACCAGAATAACCACTATAACCAGAATAACCTAAACCACTAAAACCAGATATACCTGACCAACCAGAATAACCACTAATACCTGAACCACGGTAACCGCTAACACCAGAAGTACCTGAATAGCCTGATTGTCCTATATAACCGCTAAAACCAGAAATACCAGACCAACCACTGTAACCTCTACCACCAGAATAACCGCTTATACCTGATCCAGAATAACCTGAAACACCAGAAAAACCTGATATACCAGAATAACCTGATGTACTGTTTCCCGAAAAACCTGATATACCAGAATAACCTGATAAACCTAAACCAGACCATCCTGAATGTCCGGATGTACCAGAATAACCGCTAAAACCGCTATAACTTGAATAACCTGATGTACCACTAAAACCACTAAACCCATCACTAAGAGGTACACCACTTAAAAGATAATGACCAACTATATTAATATTACCGACAATTGTTGTGTCAGCAGCTATAGTAACATCTGGTCCTGTATCAATTATACTGCTATTTCCTAAAGAATGTGGACCGGTCCAGCGTGCTAAATAACCACTTGTACCGTTATTTGTACTACCAATTACCACGCTAGGGAATTCAACAACTACACCAGTTGTTGTACTGGTACCAATTAACACTGGTCTGATAACACTACCGCTAACGGTAGGCGCGTCCATTGTTAACTGACCAGGTACTGTATCAGAAAGATAATAACAAGTCGCATCTTCTATACCGGTTAAGCCTGAAATATAGCCATTAATGACGTATGTAAATTCACTACTATTTGCTGACTGTACTACACCTATAACTTCAGACGTATATATATCATTAGCTAATGCTAAATCGTAACCACCAGGTGTTTTATAAATTACTTGCCCCGCACTAAAAGAGTTTGCATAAGTTACGGACTGATTATTAGCATTAAAACCAGAATAACCAGAATAACCAGATACACCACTACCTCCACCACCGCCTGTAGAAAATACATGCAGGTCAGTATCTGTAGTACCTGTATCATACCAATATATATATGGCACGCCCGCAATAATAAGACGTACCTGTAAAGACTGAAATCTTATTGCTTGAGGTATTGATGCATTAGCTGCTGCCTTTGCCGCTGTTTCATTAGGCCCGTAATAAGGACCTGACCATGTATCAACCGGTACCGGGTTGACTGGTTGTATACCAAAAGGAATTTCTAAACCTGGAGTTAATGGCATATTATGAAAATGTTACTAATAGTTTATGTGAAGGGCTATATGGTATAGCGTTTGTCATAGTATATAGGTTATAGTTAGTAGGAGTTCCACCTACAGTTATGCTTATTGTGCTTTGAGTGCTGAAGTGATCAGTTAAATCAACGAAGAACGCATTCGCATCAATTATGCTTACTAAACTATTTGTAGTAGGTAAAGCTACTGTAAAATTGTTATATGCCGTACCAGTCCAGAAATTAAATGGATTTGCACCGTTTGTATAAGTTGAACTTAAAGCTTGTACGTCGCTTGAAGTTGTTGGTACTGCTGCAGATGGACCGAAATAAATTACACCAGTTAAAACAGTAGGGGTAGGGGTCGGGGTAGGAGTACGAGTTGGGGTAGGTGTAGGAGTAGGTGTTACTGTTGGAGTAGGTGTAATTGTAGGTGTCGGTGTAGGGGTGTGAGTAGCTGCAGGAGTAGGAGTAGGAGTAACTGTTGGGGTAACAGTTGGTGTAGGGGTAATAGTAGGTATTGGAGTAGGAGTAGGGGTAGGTATTGTACCGCTTATAGCTAAATTGATAACTTCTTGTACTGTTAAACCTGCAGCAGGTATAACATCTCCGTTTTTGTATTGACCAAATGTATAGCCTGCAGCTAAAGATACCGTTAAGTTTGACGGGAAAGTATAATCTGAACCAGCTGCACCAGAATAACCAGAGAAGCCTGAAATACCGGCAAGACCTGTAGCGCCTGTAGCACCAGAGTAACCAGATATACCTGAAGCGCCAGGTGTACCTGCAATACCAGTCGCACCAGAATAACCTGAAATACCGGACCAACCGGACGTACCACCAGGTGCACCAGATGCACCTGAATAACCTGATACACCAGAATAACCCGACACACCTGAGCCACCACCACCCCCACCACTTGCACCACTCCATCCAAATAAAGCAGATAAAGAAATCGCGTATGAGGTGTATGTACCATCACCGTTTGGTTGTTCGAGGTAAATTAGATCCTGTCCGGATAGACCTGGTACTGTTGGTAACTCGTGTGGAAATATTAAATTTGGGTAATCTACGGACATGTGAGTTAAATACTTATTATTATATCAGTTAGTTATTAGGGCTCTTAGCAACTAGATATGTATTAGCACCAGAAACTGCTACCGCCCCTGTTACTGTACCAGCTCGATTAGTTACACCAATTAGATTTACAAGTACGTTGGTATCTTCATAATCCCCGTAAACGCTTGTGTTGGATTGAGCATTTTCTCTGTAATCAAATACATCTGCTGACGGTTTATCAACAAATTGAGTGTATTCTTTAGTTTCCAATACTTTTGGAAGACTGTTAACTGGACCATCGTATTTGTTATCAAATACTTGATCCATTTTCTTTTCACGTGGAGCACTGAGTTCGTAATCAAATTCGTAACGTTTAGCTTTTATAGTCCAAACATAATGACCTAACAATTGATTGTTCTGCTCGTTATCTGCTTCATCTAATCTTTCAGTTATTTCAAATACTTTACCAGTTCTACCGTTAGGACGAGTAGAACCATATTGAGCTAACTCAATGAGATCTCCTGCTTTAGGTTCATATCTATAAGCTGAAAGTGCCCCACTAACTGAAGTAACCGTACTAGTAAATGTAGCAATAGACACTAAAGCGGTCATATCCGCTTGACCTTCTAACCCGAATTTGCGTAATATAACATTATCATTACTTAATGTAATAGCCATGATCATCGGGATTGGTGGAGCAAAACGAACTAAAGGCATTTCTCCGTAAAGATAATCATGAGCAGATAAATTATAACCATTAATATAATAGTTAATTTGTTGACCGAATTGACTTATCTGTTCTTGCCACCAACTACCAAACAATGCTATCTGGGATTGGTTATCATTTACATTAAGGTAATTAATCCCGCTAGTTCCGTAAGCACAATTAAATCCACCACTTAATTGCGGACCTACGTCATCAACTCCGGGTGGTGTGTAAGTTCCTGTATCAATACAATATTTAGATATATAAGAAACGTACCCCATTAAATTTATTTACTATACCACATAGATTTAACGTTAGATATGCTAAATATTGTTGTAAATGAAGATTAAATCCTTTTCTGGTCTTGGAGACTTATACAGCAACATAGCTGCATCCAAACAAATTATTCCTGAAACTGTAAATGAAAATGCACAGAAGGAAGTAGTACAAACTGATACGAGTGTTTATTTAACTGAAGAAATGGTCAAGGCTGGTAGCCTGTTAGGCGGTGGTCCAAAAGAAGCAGTTAAAAAGGTAGACGGCGCAGAAGTTAACGCTGTATTAAAGAATTCAGGTCCAGCTGGATTGGTTCCTAAGAAAAGTGGTTTTAAACCAGTAGATAAGATGGAAGATCCTGGTTCAGATAATAAGTTAATGAAAGATGAAGAAGAAGATAAAGAACCTGAAGTAACTGATGAAACAGATACAAAAGCTGAAAAAAACACCACCTCAAAGGAAAAAGTTAAAGAAACCGTAGCAGAAAACAATAAATATAACTACAAACCAAAGTTTACTATGTCAAAATCAAAATTCGATAACCTATACGAGGAAGCACTAAAAGGTATTCCTTTCAACGAAAACGAAGAAGCAATGATGCACGATGAAGAAGAAGCTGGCGTTGCTTCTGCTACTGACGCTGCTGCTGATAGTGAAACACCTATGGGTGATGAAGAAATGGGCGGCGAAGAAGAAATGTTTACACATGCTGAAGCAATTGAAGCAGCTAGAAAGCTCCTTGCATTCCTCGAAAAGGATAAAGAAGTTGATGCTGAACATGGTGACTTAGGTGATGAAGATCAAGAGATTGCTGGTCATGAAGAAGAAGAGGAAGAAGAAGGTATGGTAGCTGAAGATGTTGAAGCAGAAGACCTCGGTCACGTTTTAACAAAAGTTAACGGTTCCTTAAAAAAAGGTAATCCTGATCCAGTAAACAAGCCAATGACAGATAGCCCAAAGATCAAGAAAGTCGGTGGTACAGCTGATAAAGGTAAGATTAGAAATGAACCAGAAGCTAAAGAAATTGAAGGCGATGAATCTGCACTTCATGGTAACAAGAACAAGCTTCAAAACATTAAAAAGTTCACAGCTGGCGCTAAAGAACCAATGGGTGACAAGAACATGTTTGAAGGTTAAGACATAGTAAAAGACATACATTTAAAAAGCCCTTAGCAATAAGGGCTTTTTTATTGTTCTAATACATTCCGCCGTTTAACCTACCAGAAGCTGAATTAAAATTAACTGGTTTCCAGCCTTGTGATAATAACTCATCTATTTCATTATTGTTGTCTGTTTTACCTTGTAAGAAAGCTGGATTACGTACTGATATATCATTCTGTTTACCTCTTGTGTATCTACTATAAAGGTCTTCTTGACTTGGTAGTTCTATTTCCGGTACATTAAAAGGATCCCAATCAAGTGGTATAATTTTTAACGGTTTACCATTACCGTCTTTTTCTAATAATTCATAATGCTGTTCAACCACTTTAGCATCTAAAACAAATAAAGCCCATATTAAAGCTTCTACTCTATCATCTAAATAACGATCGGATTGTTTTTTCCATACACCGTTTGCTTGTTTAACATATGTCTTAAATTCATTTATAGTTTCTTTATCGTATATTTTAAGACATCGTAAAGTAGTCATCCAGTATCTTAAATTAGCCATAGCATTGAATTTACTATTTGTATGAGAGTACACTCCCTTGCGCATGTCTTTATCTGCTTTATCAGTAAATGTACCCATACTTGGAGTGTATTTTATTAAACTGTCATAATTGTGTGTGTGTACTAAAGCATCTATAACCTGCGCGCCACAATTATTACGTTCTACTAATAATGGTGGTCTGCCCCACTCATGGGCTATTTCTACAAGCTTTGCAGCAAAATTATACGGGTCTAACTTATTATTAGCATACACAGCTACCTGTTCTATGTTAGTTAAATCTGTTATATCTAGTACTTGAATAGTAGAGTTAGCTCTTCCTATACCATCTCCAACGTCAACCCCTATAGTGTAAAAATGACTTTGTTTTCTTTCAATATATATTTTATAGCATTCATCCTCGCTTGTCAGTATCGGTGACGGAGATGTTTTTTCAAACTGCAACATTAAGTCATTATCTAAAGCATTTTCACCCGCTGCTCTAAACTCATTACCGTATTCTTGATTAAAAGCCTCTACAGAACCAAGCGCTTTAGATGTCATTTCTTTCCATGCTTCATCTCTACCGGGTACCTCCCACCAATCTACTCTTTCATTATGCCACCCGTTACTACTGTCTAAAGATTCTGTATATATGTTATAAAATAAATTACCTACACCATTAGGTGTTGATAACATAAAAATTTTAGATTTTTTGGAAGACGAAATAACTGGAAATACTGATTCCCAGAAATCGTTCATAAACTCAGCAGGAATAAAAGCTGCTTCATCAATCAGCAAACAATTAATAGATTCACCTCTAGCAGCATCAGATGTTGTTGTACTAATACCAATTGAACTACCATTAGCTAGTTCTAACCCGGTTTTAGCATAATTGATTACCCCTGGTTTCATATAATTAGGTAACATTTCATATGCTAAACGAATACGTTTAAATATGTTAATTGCAGTACCTTCTTTGTTAGCAATTAACAGTACTCGAAAATCATCTTGAAAACAAACCATCCATAATGCGAATATAGTTAAGATAGTCGTTTTTCCTATTTGTCGACTTGCTAACACTACGTTAAACCTGTTCTCTACAAGCGCTTTTAATATCCGCTTTTGATATGGATATAATTTTATTTGCTGCTTACCTTCATCCAAATTAACAATATAAAAAAAGCGAGAAAAATGTAATACGGATTTACGTGCTCTTTCCAAATCCTCTACCATTTCTGGTGTCCAGTTAAAATTAGTATCAGGAACAGGTAAGTTCTTGTTACCCAAGTAAAAAGTCTCTTTAGGGGGCTTTGGCATTATTATATGTATTGAGTACTTGGTGTTTAAATTGCAACCCAGGTATTTTATATCAACCCATAGATTGTTTAGGTTGGTATGTGTAAATATTTATTAATCTTTCCATGGCTTTTGATAAAATTTATAATCCTGTAGGTGTATCTGGATATTCTGGTTATAGTGGTGTCAGAGGATATATTGGCACTTCAGGGGTTTCTGGTACATCAGGCGTCTCTGGTTGGTCAGGTATTAGTGGTACATCTGGCTACAGCGGTTATAGTGGTTGGTCTGGTACAAGCGGTTTCAGCGGTACTTCAGGTGTTTCTGGTTTTTCAGGCTACAGCGGCATAAGCGGTTACTCAGGTGTAAGTGGTTACTCAGGTGTATCAGGCTTTAGTGGTTATTCTGGTATTTCAGGTTCTAGTGGTGTGTCAGGGTTTAGTGGCACTTCTGGTTATTCAGGTACGTCAGGTTTTAGCGGCGCTTCTGGTACATCAGGTTGGTCTGGATATAGCGGTTATTCAGGCACGTCAGGCTTTAGTGGTACATCAGGTTATTCTGGTACATCAGGTTTTTCTGGATATTCCGGTATTTCAGGTTTTAGCGGTACTAGCGGGTTTAGTGGTATAAGCGGTTACTCGGGTACTTCAGGCTATAGTGGTTATAGCGGTATTTCTGGTTACATTGGTTATTCAGGTACATCAGGTTTTAGCGGCTTTAGCGGTGTATCAGGCTTTAGTGGTTCCCCGGTTAACATTTCAAGTCAAACTATTACATACACTAACACATTTAGTGCTGGTCAAGTAGTGAGACTTGATAACACTTCTGGTGGTTGGTATTTAGCACAAGCTGACAGTGCAACTCATGCTGAAGCAACCGGTGTGGTACAAACTGCTACAGCAACACAATTTACAATTGTATATGACGGTTTAATAAATGGTTTAATAGGTTTAACCCCTGGGGAGTGCTATTACTTAAGCGATGTTACAGCTGGTGCTACAGTAACGTATTCTCCAAGTGCAGCTAACACAGTTTCTAAACCAATTATGCGCGCTATTACTTCATCTACAGCAGTAGTAGTAAATGAACGCGGCATACAGAACTCTGGTATTGTGGTTGGTAAACTATATACAACTTATTCAGATTCATTATCAACTTATACAGCAACAGCTAACGATTATTATATTGGAGTTAATTACCCAGGTAATGCAGTGGTTGTATTACCAGTTGGTATTACCGGTACAAAGTATTATATTAAAGACGAGTCAGGAGTAATAACTAATAACAATTATACTATTACAGTTTCTGCCACTACACCTAACACCATTGATGGTTTACCTACAGCAGTAATGGTAGGTAATTATGCTGCAATAGAAATCATATTTAACAACAACTGGAACATTATTTAATACATGAGTTATAATTACTATAGAGATACTTTAGTGCCTTCATCCAGTGCCTGGTCAGTTGGTACTACAACACACCCATTTAAAGATATTTGGTTGTCGTATGGTTCAGTCAATTTAGCTAATCAAGTGTCTGGTATTACAGGGGTTGCATTATCAAATACATCCGGTAATGTACAAATTAGTAGAGGTGGCTTTAATGTTGTTTCCCCCACGCTCGGTACTTCAATCTTTTTAGTTACAAGTGGTGGGCAGGTAACACTTACAGGCGCTTTAAGTACTACTGAAATAGAAATTAACCCAAGTTATGGGATCACATTTGGAGACAATACCCGTCAAACAACAGCTTATGTAGCACCACCATCTGGTACTTATGCAGCACAAATTAGCGGTACCTGGGTACCTCAAATATCAGCCGCCGGGTATGCTTTGTCTGCTGTAGGTTATAGTGGCGGTACACCAGTAGGGGCGTATATAAAGACTGGTAGATATGTGTATTGCACTTTTAATATATCAGTATCTGCGTTTACAGGTGTATCAAATTCAGCTAATCTTTATTTAGTTAATTTGCCGTTCGCGGTAGAAAACGGCCCGTTATTAATGCCGTTTGGAGATTTAAGTGTTTATCGTTATGCCGGGCTTACCGGTGGGGGTCAAGGTATAACAGGCGGTAATGAAGGTACTAATCAAGGATTTATACTGTACAATATAGGCCCTGGATCAACTGTAAATCTTACACCAAATATCTTTTCTACACCTGCTTCAATGGTCGGTTCATTGAGGTACATCTCTCAATAAATATAATCAATGAGTAACACTTTCGTATATCAAGCAATTCAAGGTCCAATAGGTTATTCAGGTCAATCTGGATATTCTGGTATATCAGGTTACTCAGGTTATTCTGGTAATCCTGCTGTTGGTGTTACGTATTACCCAACTAATTCAGCTTCTGATTTAGGCATTACATATGGGTATCTTTCTCAAATACCGGAATCAGCTTCTCAATCAAGCATTAACTACACTATAAGTGCAAGTCAAGGTGTTACTACTTTAGGACAACTTATAACGCAAGTTGGAGATCCGGAATTAACGTTTTTAAGTAAAGGTACTTGGGTATTCACAGCTTATTACTCTATTACAGGTTCTCAAGTAGGTTCCAGTACTACCAACTTAATACATTCTATATACCGACGTACCACAGGTGGTACTGAAGTACAATTGTTTTCTGCTCAAGGAGATGCTTTAACAAATACAGATACATCAAACCCTGCAGAACAACAACAAAGTTATACGATAGGTACACCTATTACACTCACTGCAGATGGTAGTGATCGTTTAGTATATAGAGTATTTGCTAAAACAACTGCAGTTAATGGTGTAGCTGTACAGTTTTACTATTTAGGAACTGATCATTATAGTAACATTTCTACAGGTATATATAGAGGTGCTGTTGGTGTTTCTGGTATTTCCGGTTATAGTGGTTATAGCGGAATAAGTGGATATTCAGGTATAAGCGGTTATTCTGGTACTTCAGGTTGGTCCGGTTATTCAAGTTTTTCTGGCTACTCAGGTATAAGCGGCTATTCCGGTATATCTGGTTATTCTGGAGTGTCAGGCTACTCTGGCTATAGCGGTGTAAGTGGCTACTCAGGTACAAGTGGTTGGTCTGGTTATTCAGGCGTTAGTGGTACGTCAGGCTGGTCTGGTGCAAGTGGTTACTCCGGTATATCTGGTTGGTCTGGCTACTCCGGTATAAGTGGTTACTCTGGTATATCAGGTTACTCTGGTACAAGTGGTTGGTCCGGTTATTCAGGTGTTAGTGGTACTTCCGGTTACAGTGGTACTTCAGGTACATCTGGTGTTAGTGGTACTTCCGGTTACAGTGGTACTTCAGGTACATCTGGTATATCAGGTTGGTCCGGTTATTCAAGTTTTTCTGGCTACTCAGGCATATCTGGTTACAGCGGTACTTCTGGTACATCAGGATGGAGCGGTACATCAGGATGGAGCGGTACATCAGGTTATTCCGGTGTATCAGGTTTTAGCGGTACTTCAGGTTGGTCTGGTTATAGCGGTACTAGTGGGTTTTCTGGTCTACCAGGACAATTTGCAGCAAGCAATTACCTTACAGTTGCACAATTAAGTGGTGATACAGTTGTTACTTCTAGTTTAGACAGAATAGTACCATTTGTTGCTTCAATTGATCCTAACGGTTGGTATAACCCATCAAACTTTAGATTCACTCCAACTGTAGCAGGTTACTATAACGTTACATATCAAGTATGGTGGTCTGTAGGGTCTACAGTAACCAACCAGACAAATATTCAATTTAGAAAAAACGGAGCGACACAAGCTATTAATCAGACTCAGATTTTATCTGGTATTGGCTATACTCAAACTGAATCAAAAATAGTTTATTTAAATGGTACTACTGATTATATGGACTTTACCGTTTATTCTGGTAACCCAACTAATCAAACCATACAACAGGGCGGTGGTGCCGGTCAAGGCACATACTTTAGTGCTAATTTAATTGCTTACGGTAATTCGGGTTATAGTGGCTATAGCGGTATTTCAGGATGGTCTGGTACTTCAGGTATAAGTGGGTATTCAAGTTTCTCAGGTTTTAGTGGTACCTCAGGATGGTCTGGTACATCTGGTATAAGCGGTTACAGTGGCATAAGCGGTTACTCTGGAGTGTCTGGTTACAGTGGTACTAGCGGTACTAGCGGCCCAAGCGGTATTAGTGGTTTTTCTGGTACTTCTGGTATAAGCGGTTGGTCTGGGTTTAGCGGGTTTAGCGGCTTCAGTGGTACTTCTGGTATATCAGGTTATTCTGGCACGTCTGGTATAAGCGGTTATTCTGGTTTTTCAGGTACTTCCGGTGTAAGTGGTTATTCTGGTATGTTACCAACATACACACTACCAGAAACATATGGTACATCTGGTTATGTAAATATTGGTACCTGGAATACTTCTCAAGGTGGTTGTGTACTTGTAATGGAAATAGCCTCTCACGCGGGTTATAATGCCAGCACCTCTCAAGATCAATACACCACTTTATATTTTAAAACTTCTAATAACAGTTCTTCTCAGTCTGGTGTTAGTGGAGCATTTTATGCGGATGGAGTAGCTGTATATAATGGTGGTTTAGGTGCTAATTCTCAATCTCCTAGCAATTTTTATATAGTTCAAAACAATAGTTCTTCTTATACTATATATGCTGTATTTGGTGTATATTCTCAAAATTCCTGGTATCGTATTAACGTTACACCAGGAACAAGCTGGACGAATAGCTCTACTATAGCCGTACCAACTGGAAATTATCTTCAAATTACCCCCACAGTTAATATCATAGGTAGTGGTACCTCAAATTATATAACTAAATGGAGCGGGTCGTTTGCTACTACTAATAGTATAATACAAGATAACGGAACGACTGTAACTGTCGGGGGCAATTTAAATATTAACGGTGGTATAGTAACCGAACAAACAGTATTAGAAACTACTTCTAATACCGGTTTGGCGCCTGCTGCTACAACAAACTTTGATGTATTAACACAAGGTATACAATTCTACACATCAAACAATGCTAACAATTGGGTGCTTAATATACGTGGTAATAGTACTACTACATTAAACAGTACATTAGGTGTAGGTCAAACAGTTACACTAGCACTCATTGTAACTAATGGTGCCACACCTTGGTATCAAACTGCTACTCAAATTGACGGTACTGCAGTAACACCAAAGTGGCAGGGTGGTTCGGCACCTTCCTCAGGCAACGCAAACGCAAACGATATCTATACTTTCTCTGTAACCAAACTAACATCCACACCTACATATGCGGTGTTTGCTTCTATAGCTACATTCAAATAATAGTTGAGTTATTACACTAATTTGTTAAATACAATTGTAAAACATTTAATGAAACAAAACGATTATTTCACATTACAGTTACCGAACAACAAAAAGCTAAAGTTTAAAACAAAAGAAGCTTTTTCTCATGTATGCGAAGTCTTAGCAAAGGGTAGATTTGCAAATAATTACGAACTATATGTGGCTGCTAAGAACTGCACCACAGGGTTTGAATATGCAGGTAAAGTAGATTCTACTACAAAAGAATACGAAAAGAGATTTAATAATATCGACTTTGTCGATTAAAATTACTTAAGCTCTAGTTCTGTTGGTTCGATATCGATTTCCTCTATATCGTGGCCGTGACCTTCTTGATCATCTGCATCAGGAGATGACATTGCAGTTTTTACACTCTCGAGATAATCATTAGCTAGGGTGAGCTTTGATTGTTGCCAAGGTTCTAAGCAAGTTTCTTTTGGTAAACTCTCTAATAAATCCATTAGGTGTTGGGCATTGCGTAGTATTTCTGCTACTTGTGCAATAGCCATATGTGTACCACCATGACCTTCATCCACTACAGGTGGGTTTGAGTTTAAGTTGGTATCAACGGTTTCTAATAATTGAACGAGTTTATTAAAGCTATTATCTCTTGGCATGTTAATATTTAGTGATTTATTATTAGTTTTTTTAATAAACTTTCTTATAAAAGTTTTATTGCTGTTTTTTAGGCAACGGTACCCCGGGAAATTGTATATCAAAAACAAAACACGTACGTGGTAGTTCATTACCGTGCTCACTTACTGCATGCGGAATCCATGGATCATGACAAACAAGCATACCAGGCTCTGGATCGAGGTATTCTAGTTTTTCTTTATTTAATTTATCTACTGGTACGTCATAAATGTGCTCATTAACAAATATCAACTTAGAGCTATTTTTTGGCACTTCGTAATAAAAAATACCAACAAGGTGACAGACGTTACCGTGAATGTGTGCATTTCCAGATACTTCTTTATACATACGATTGGCCCACGAACGTAAAAACACCTGTTTATGTATCTTAGGATCAACTGGCAACTCCATATCTTTTGCAGCCTTATAGAACGTTTTCTTTAACCAGTCGTTCAACTCTGTGCCCTCAAGCCCTATACTTTTAAAAAAAGGCAACACCCCATTCAACCCTACAGAGGTGATAGCTTTACCTTTACCGTTCTGTTCTGAAGGTTTAGTTCTATTACTAAAAATAGGATTATTAAAATAGAGGTTTACTTTTTTATTAAAATCTGTACCTGGCCCAAATTTTTTCATACCCTTAAATTTATAAATACAAACTTTATCGTTATAAACAGTGGGTTGATTTTTAAACATTCTACGTATCATATATAGATATATTTATATATAAAAAAAATAAATCAATAATTTGTATTATCAATAGAAAATAAGTAAGTATTTGTCTATGCAGTACAAAAATATATTATTAGTACTTGCAGGAGCTATAGCGCTCGAAGTAGTAAATGTTGGGTTTGCGCAAGCCACTCAACCCGCTCCGGCTCCTACAACAACCACAACCACACCTGCAACAACAGGCAATATAGCACCAGTGGATGCTCCAAAAAAGCATAAGAAACATAAAAAGAAACCCGCAACAGATGCCCCGCCTTCTGATGCCCCGCCTACAAAGTAAAACAATCTCTTTAAACCCTTGCCTTAAACGGTAAGGGTTTTTTATTGATTATATTGTTTTATTTCTAATTAAATGTATGAAATTGAACACGTCTGCTAAAGAACTAAAAAGTGGTTGGTTAACGGTGCCGTTTAACGGTGCAGACAAAACCCCACAGTATCACTCTCAAGCAGGCCAAGACCTATTTGTAATGAGTTGTCTGAACGGGTTGACCAATGGTACGTATGTAGAATTAGGTTGCAACAAACCATATTATATTAACAACACACTTTTATTAGAACAAAGCTTTCAATGGAAAGGGTTATCGGTGGATTTCGATAGACAGTTTGAACCAATGTGGAAGGTATCAACACGTAAAAACTTGATGTGGACTGCTGATGCAACCGCTCTTAATTGGGATACTATTTGTTCTACATTAAGTACTAACCACATTGATTATGCTAGCTTTGATTTGGAGCCAGCGAGTGTTACCTTTAAATCTCTCCAGAACGTGCCCTTGGATAGGGTAAGTTTTTCGGTCATAACCTACGAACACGATGCCTATAGGTTTGGGGATGGGTGGAGAGATAAATCAAGACAACTACTTACGGAGGCCGGGTACACAATGATATGCGGGGATGTGGGTAGTTTTGAAGACTGGTACATTAATGAAGAGTACGTGAGTATAGAGCGCGTGAAAGCACTCATTAAAGAGGAAAAACACCTCGATGGGGAAAACCACTTGCTACGATTTAAGTCCTAAATCTGGTAATGGCTTGAGTTGCTTTCGCCTTCAGCTGTACCCCAAACCCCACCAACAAACTTCTTTTTAACCTTCTTTACTTCTGGAACCGCAGGTTCCATCCCCGCCCACCTCTTTTTAAACTCTTCGAGTCTGGACTTACCCCGGAGTTGTTGCTGTTGTTGTTCCTCTTTAGCCTCTCTAACTGCATTATCATTAGAAGCAAAGCTATCCACTTTTGATACCCATTCATTATAGGCAGGTACCCCAGGTTTGGGGGTATATGAATTGAACTGCCAGGTCACGTTTGAAAGTATTTCTTTGGTGAGGGTATCATCAAATTTACCAGCAAAGGGGTTCTCAGGTTGTGCGTTTACAGTGGTAGTGTAGTGCGTATCATGGGCAATGGTTGCTACCTTAAGGGCGATAGAAGCTATGTGCTTTATGTCCCCCTCGTTATTAATGGGCCACTTAGCTACTAACGTATTAACGATACTAACGTACAGGTCCTTGAACAGGGGGGATTGTGTAGTGGTGTGGTGAGACATATAATTATATTAAGTTGAAATAGTTAATAGTTCCACTCACACATTACCATCTAGAGTGTTTTCACACCATATAATGCGTTCCTGTACGGTTTTGCAGAACCCGAGCATGGCGTTTTGATTTGGTTGATCAGGTTCTGGGATCTGCTCTATAGCATTTGCATATAGTATATAGAGTAGGTCCTTCCAACAGGTGAGTGGTTTGTTTAATCTATTGTTTATGATGTTTCGATCTCTTTCCGGGGAACAGAACACGTGCACCAACTCCTCTGCATACTTGCCTATGTACTTTGTGACCGTGGTTCTATCGACTTTAATGTTGTGGCTAAAGTACTCGGTGCCATAGATGGCGTGGTACAGGCCAGCCAAGCAAACATCCTCTGATTGGTTAAAGTGTTTCAACAAAGACAGAGTGCCGTAGAGGTGTTTATCAAAGGACTTACCCCCGTAGTGGTCAATGTTTTGCGTTAAAGAGCGCACATACCTTAAGGCCTTGAGTTCTTTTTTAGACAACAGTTCGGTATCGTATGTTAACTGCAACCGTACATGCGCTAGTACATCCCCGTGTATAGGTCTTTTTTTCATTACAAATAACACTTACCTTATCCGGTAGCGTTTGCTAGCCGAATACACCCACGTAACCCCATTGTTGGTGTGAATGATTAACTCATCCCCACTAACATAACTGTCCTTAGTGCCCCCGTAGGTGGAGGTATGGATCTCGAGTGCTATGTTGCCGGTCTTGCTCTCCCTTAACTGCACCTTGTCGTTTGTGTTTGTTGTGTAATAACTCATATGTGCGTGTTATCAATTGCGATTACGGTTACCAGCAGGCAAGTACCCAGCTGCCGACATAACTGCTAGTACCGATCTCTCCACCGCCCTATAACTATCGGACTGAAAGGCATATACCGATACCACTTTACCACTTGCTAAATCGCTCTCAAATTCCCGCTTCACGTTAGTATCAGTAGAGTGTTTCTTATCAGCTAAGGACCTGGATTGTTCAAACCCATATAAACGGTTGTTAATGTTTTCTGCACTACCTACCTTAATTATTCTCAATCCCACTACAATAAAATATACCCACCCAATTTTGGCGTTCTCTAACACCCTTGTATTCTTATCTATAAGAATAATGTCCCAGGTACGGTTAGGAAATTCTGACCGTACACACGGTACCACATTCGCTATACGACTCATTTTTAGGATACCATAACGTGTTATGTTTAACACCGGTGGCACTATCTCGTTGATCATCGCTGTCCCAAGACTATGGAAAGGACAGGCAGATGGCATATTGCTTACTTCTTCTACACTACTGTTAATCTGTATCGGATTCATGTTTTGTATGTATATAGTTATAATGTTAAGCTAATCTGTAACAACGTAATGGGGCCTCTTGTAAATGGTCGTTCTTTACAGTTACCTTATATCCCATTCTCTCAGCATATAAATACATGCTACGTTGCACGATCTTATCCGGTACTGGCAAAGAACCCCCAACCGGCAATTTGGCTAGCTTTATGGCCCATGGTGCACGGGGCTTGTATACCCGGGGCTTCACTTCAGCATTTATATCTTTCCTGTACACCTTACCTACCGGTGCGGGCAAGAGCGTTACGTTTACATTTGTGTTGTATCTGTGATTGTTGTTGTTATGTTTCATAAGAATACACAGATTATAAATTACCTAAAACGAAAATCAACTAATAGATAACTATTTTTCGAAAGCCCTGTAACGCATAACTACCTAACAGTATATGTAAATGGGATATCATAATTCCCCCCTATATAGGTTTTTTACCAAAAAAATATGCGCGCGAAAAATTTTTGAGTACCCCAAGAATACGGATTTCCGAAGGAAAGGTAATATAGGAAATAGGCTTTTGGGATATACTAAAAAGTCGGCATGCAACTTTTTAGTTGACTTTTTTTTCAACATATATAATACTAATTTTTGCCCTTATGTATTGATTTTGAGATGGTTTGAAAAAAATACCTGGTTGGAAACAAACATTGGTTATATAGATACTGGTTACTATTTTGCTACGGGCCAAAAAAAAAGCTTGACTATATAGCGAGCCCAATTATAAGAGCCGGCCCTAGCAAGCCTATAAGCAAAGAGAGAAAGAGAGCGTATAGGTGTATGGTGATAAGGTACAATGTATATGGCCTTAACATATGATACGGTACAATGTATAAGGCCTTAACGTATGGTATATGTACACAGAGTGCTTCTTTATATAGAAGAGTATACCCGTGTACGTGGTATGGTACCGGTACAGAGACCGATCTTACACAAGCATGTGTGTGTACGTTACACAGTGCTGTGTAGGTACTAGTAGTAAAAGTTAACGAGTAAGGCTAGTATAAAGAAAAGGAAGGTGAGTACGGATACTACCCACAACGTTAGTTTATCTTTACCACTCATAGGTATGTCATTAAGTGCTTTATCGTAATCGTTATCCATACCATTATTTATGGATGTATCTAAAGTAATAAACTACCACGTAAGGTGATGTGGTGTAAAAGGGCTATGGTGTGCCGGTATGAGTGTACATTCAAATGGTATCACACTTCCGAATTTGGTTGTACTTCTGGATTTTGAAATTCAAATTTCCAAGACCGGATCTATAATCCAATGTACATAGAAAGACCTACTAGACAGAAAAAAGTTAAACCATCTAGTAGGTCAGTCTATGTTGTGTGTGTGTTGTGTCTGTCCTATGTATGTCTAGTCTATCTGACTAGATAGAAGATGTTGGTACAGGCACCAATAAAGGTCAACATAAATGTTCAACGAAGTTGTCTACGGTTTAATGTCTTTGCTGTACCATTAACGTTGATCGTATATGTTTGGTGTACTGGTAAAGTGTTGCTATCGTACTCCTCTACTTGTACAGTGAAGGTATAGGTGCCTGGTATGGTAGGGGTACCAGATATAATACCACTAAAAGGATCTATTGTTAGTCCGGTAGGTAATGTACCTTGTGTGATGGTCCAATTGTAAAACGGGATACCTCCAGTAGCTACTAGTGTTGTACTGTACGCCACGTTGGCACTTGCATTAGGTATACTGGTGGTGGTTAATTGTAAGCTTTTAAACGCTGAGGTGTCCCTTAACTTGTACCCACATGCCTGTGCTACTAATAAGTCTAGCTTGGTCATTATCCACCTACAATTAGGCATTATGCCATTGTACTCATTACCAAAGGCGCCTTTACCTGACTGACGGTCTACGTTGCCTGCTAAATGACTATGCACATCTACCGTGGGCTTATTACCTTGGTACTGCACCACGCGTGGGTCATCCACATACCCCTGGGTCTGGTACTTGTTCCATGTTGTGTTAGCAGTACTAAAACATATTGCGTGTCCGATTTCGTGATGAGATATGGACATTAAGTCGTTAATGGTGTTGCCTAGGTTGGTTGCCTTCCACCAATCTTCAGCATTCGTATCCAATGACCACCCTAGTAGATTGTAGTTACCGTTGATGTACGCCTCGTACCCACCTGACCGTCTTTGTGGTAGTTGTTGGCCGTTAATGGTTTGTGGTCTACCGGCATATGACCCCTCCCCACCAGATGTCTCCGTACTGTTCACCACCCCATACGCATACAACAAGTACCCTTTGTAGGCCACTGAATTGGTCACCTTATGACTGGTAGTGTAGGTGTTCATATCCCATATGCTGGTTGTCTCCGCCCCTACCGGTACTGTGTCCAATCCCGTACCATCAAAGAAGTACATCCAGTCCTGAGCCGATTGAACCGCTATGGCTCGTTTAACCGGGTCATTGAAAAAACCTGATTGATCTTGACTGAAGTCCACCGTGATAGGATAATCTAATGTTCTAAATGGTTGGTCCTGGCTTATTACATGTACATTAACGTATTGAGTGGTTATTGTATTGCCACTATTGGTGGTGATGGTTAATGTGTAGTCCTGATCTACACCGGACTTATCTGGAAAGATCGATACCGTAAAAGTTTTTGGGTTAGTGTCAGTAAACGTTAACTGCTTGACCGGACCAGTACCAGTCACCATACTTGGGTTGTTAAAATAGATTCTAGGCTCTGTAGCTGTAATGGTTACCAGACCAGGTCTCACCGGCACTACATATATCTGTATAGCAGGGTTGGCTACTTCACCTTCCCAATCCACTAACGTAATGCCATGGGTGTTGATGTTACGTCCAAAGTCATCTAATAGGTTAATACCCTGGGTATTAACAACAGTAGTAGGTGCTGTACGTGCTTGGTACGAATACACCGGCACCGTACCCGTTAACGCTAGTAGTAATAAAGCTTTAAGTTTCATAGTATTATATTGGCATCTTATAATTGTTGATCTAATGCCAATAGTAATGCCTGTTTCCTATTCGGCAAGCTTTATTCGTATTGATTTAATGCCTCTGCTTCTGCCTCTGCCTTTACTTTAGCTTCGGCTTCGTTGATTAGCTGTTGCATAAAGTTACGAAAAGCAGCAGGGTCAGTTACTTTAAAACCTGGAGTGTTAACAAAGTATGGTACTGATACCATAGTGCCTTCTAATAGGCCGGCTAGCCTTGCATAGTTAATTGCTTTCATATGATAATGTAACTGGAATACCTTCTTCAATACTTGTGATATGATTAACTTGTTGAATGATAGCACCCTTTAACATATCAGCTTTAATAATCTCATTAGCCAGGTCATATGTTTCGGCTGTACAATATACCTGATCATTTTGCAAAAAGATAATATAGGTTTGTTTTAATTCTTTCATATTAGTATAATGTCTTAAGCTACGTTAAACGGCAAGCCTTAAATCTTTTGTATTTTAAATAAACAACCGAATGAGTTAAACTCCTTTTCAAGCTTATTCATTAGCTTAGTAGCTCCTTCAAGAGTAGCCTCTTTTACTTGCTTAGGAGTAATATCACTTGAAGTGTTTATGTTAAACGTATTCCAATCATTAGAATCACGTGTTTTAATTTGAATGGTATAATATATTTCTTTATTCATTGTTTAGATATAATGGTTACTTTATTGAAGAAAGGCAATAAAAAAGGGATATACCGGTAAGATATATCCCTTTGAAATGTTAATCTACTTGAACAATATTGAAGTTAGCTACAAAATAAGAATCAGCAAAGATTGCATTATTTCTATCGCTATCACCCAAATCCAATTCAGTGTAGAAGTACTTTTCACTATCTTCATCTAATGCTTCTTTTAAATCACTCTTATCCCAAAGAGCCAATTTACAACAAGCTTTAATGATATTAGATCTACTCCACGAAGGTATTTGTACCTCACATGTATTAGAACCAGCTAATGAAGCGTGTTCCCCTACTAATGAATCATCTCTATACACATATTGAATATGAATTTTCATAGAACATTATAATAATGAAACGTGATTGTTTCTTTATTATCTATACATTATGG